ATATCATTCAAGATAGTCGTGGTAATGTCACCAGAAAAATCTCAATCGAGTACAAGGAGGAAGAATGACTGCGGTAATTTACTCTAATGGAAGCCAAGAATGTGAGAGAATGGCATCTCTCTTAAAGTCATTGGGTGGTGAGTTTTTGGAATATAAATTGAATCATCACTTTACTCAAAAAGGATTTGAGGCAGAGTTTGGTAAAGATGCTGAGTACCCACAAATTAACATTGGGTTTAGGCACGTTGGTAGTATGAAGGAAACTCTCAACTTTATGAAAGAGCACGGAATGTTTGTATGAATTTTGAACTCTCAATGGAGGACTATACTATCATTCTTAATGCCCTTCATTACTATAAAAAAGTAGATAAAAAGGGAAATTTTATTGATTTTGATGATGATAGAGTCAATAAATTGAGAGATAAGTTAGCATATCAACTTGTTTGGGGTAATACTGATATAGATAATTTTGTAGATAAACCTAATTTAGGTTTTCAATAATTAGGAGTTTCGTATGAAACCATTAGTCCTGATTGCCTGTTTCCTACCACTAGGCATTATTTGGATTATAATGAAACTCAGTCTGTGGATCGCAGCAGTTAATGACGAACAGAAGTATGTCAGAGCAGAATCCAAAAAACCACACGGACCTTATGTGGCAAACGCATATGCAGACGTTGATGAAGAGGAAGAGGAGTATGGAGATCGCACAGACTATCGATGAAGCACTTTATCAGTATTATACTGTAGAGAAGGGTGTTCCTGTACCTAATTGGAAAACAAATAAAAATCCTCAGTGGTGGGTAGACTACCTTGAAAAACTGGGCATTGACAAGAACAATCCATAGTGCTATAATCCGATTATAAAACAAGATTATCATGGACTATCGACCTTATTCACCAGAGTGGCATCGTAAAAGATACCTTAAAGAAGCTTTGGATAAGTATATTGATGATTATGTTGACAATAAAACCATTTATTCTGATATATTGGATATTTTAGAGAATAGATCAGAATCTGCATATGCAGAGTTTAATAAAATTACTGAACTTGAAAATATGATCTATAAATCTCCCAAAAGTTAAATACACTTTTATAGAGTTTTAAAATGGAACCTTCAGACATAACACTTGAAAATCCATCAAAAATGTTTGCATATGAAAAAATTTCAAGAGAAATTGATTTGATAGATGATATTGAACTTGCTAAAAAAATGTGTAAGTGTTATGTAAAATTGAACTTAAAACAGGAAGAGACAATTACAAACATGCTTCGTTATGAATCAAAATCATGGTAAATTTAATTAAATCAACTGATCCACAGTATTTTGAACAAACTTCAGATTTGCCATATGATAGACACAAATACAAAATTGTGTTCAAAGATGGTAGATCTATTATTCTAAACAATTATGACGAAATGCGTGGAGTTTGGTTTGAATATGTTCGGAATTGGAGAGATGCTAAAGTAGAAGTTTTGGATAACAATACACAACCAAAAGGATTTAAAAATTCGAATGGAGAATAATGAATGCCACCAAGGAAGAAGACTTCTACAACTCCGAAAGCGAAGGCAAAGAGTACAAGGACTTCGACGAAAAGTACGATGCCTACATCCAAGCAACCTGCGAAGAAACCTTCGGCAAGGAAAACTGCCACGAAAAAACCTATCGTAAAGAAACCTACGACGAAGACTTCTGGCAAGAATACCACAACAACACCAAAGAAAAGAAAAACAACCCCTAATCCCAAAAGAAAAAAATTTTCACCCGAAGAAATGCATCCCTTTAAAGCATTCCCTTATCGATTAGAGTATAAAGATGGAAACGACACCAGAATCTGCCACTTTGAGTGTGAAGAGCACAGAGACAAACACATTAAACGATACGGACTTCGAAAAAACCAATACTTTATCGACAGTCTTACCTAATGTACTAATGTTAGGGTTGCTTTTTTTAATGACCCTTGTTATAATCTATGCTGGGTATGTTAAAGGCGACATGCACTTACTAACAGTTCTCAAAAACGCAAAAGAATTTTATGACTAAAAGAACTTTCACTGGTAAAGGTGGAGAAACCTGGGAGTGGGAAGAAACCTCTGAAGTTACCGAGGCAATCAAAAATCTTCACGATAAAGAACGCCAAATGAGACTTGCACAAGAAATTCAAAAATTAGAAGCAAAAGCACCTGATTATGGAATTGGAAAATGAAACTACTAACACTTGAAGATTATAAAAATGCCGGAGAAACATTCTGGCCAAAGTATTGGTATGTTGCCAAAGAACTTGGCGAAAATGCTAAAGCAGAAGATATTTTGAAAGTTCTTGAGTCTATTGGTGCAGTTGCACTGAGATTAAAGATGGAAGAAAAAGAGTGTCCATTTGGATTCAATAAAAAAGGGGAGGAAAATGAAATCAAAACTGAGTGATTCTTTTGGTGGTACTGTAGAAAAAAATATTCCCGAAGATGTTGAGTGGATTGATGATACTTTCTACATCAAAACCACTCGCTTTGGATTATACACAAGTATCTTGAAAGATCCTCTTGGTCAGCATTTTATCACTGGTGGTACAAAAGAAGGAGTGCTAAATGTCACACGTTGGCATCTTAAGTGCTTACAAGAAGGGACACTAGATGAACACACAAGAGTTGTAAATAGTGGTGTTGTTGGTGGTAAACTTTGATGTATGAACAACTTAATTGTTTTGAGGAAGCATTAAAACACTTCGGCACAAGAGTTGAAGTTATCACTGCTATGGAAATGTCAAGGAGAATCTCTCCTGAAGATGCATATCAGATGATTAAAGATGAACTCAAAGAGGTAAAGAAATGTCGTAAACAATTTCAAAAAAATGACCGTTGATAGTTTAAAAATTCATCAAAATGAAGATGGGTCTTTTAGTCTTGAATGGGACAAGCAAGACCCAAAATGGAATTGGATGAATGACTTGACAAGCAAAGAGATTGAAACTATAATGAACGAAGCAATCAGGAACCAACTCAATGAAACCTGAAGATTCCTACTACAATCAACGCCGAAATCGTCTCTCCGATGTTGTCACAGAGTATCTTACTGACGAATCTCTGACAGCAAAAGATTTTTACAGAGATTTGATGGCAGAAGTTCAGGCATGGGTTGATTATCATGAAAAGGAATTAAAACGTGCTTCGGAAGCAAAAAATCTTCTGGAAGGAAAATTTGAAATTAATCTTGATGTTCCTGATACTATAACTGGTATCAGTTCTGCAACTCTTGAAGATTGGAATGAGTTCTGGTATTCTCCGGAAGCACAAGGTGGATGGGGAAATACTCCTTACACTAAGGAACAAATCAGAGAATTTAATATGAAAGAGCAAGCATATTATGATGCTCGGGCAAAACTTGACGCTCAACAAGAATATTTGAGCACAAAATCAAAGTATTATTTTGACAAAGACAGGAACAAGTAATGGCATTATCACAATCAGTTGAAGATTCTCTGCAGGAAGCACAGCAGTCTCTCAGAAATGCTCTGGCATATGCAGCCAGACAAGAACGTTCAATGGTTTGTAGTGTAATTGCTGATCTTATCGGCAAAATAGATTCATTGCAAAGTACAGATTCCATTCTTGATAAGTTGGAAAGTAGAGGACCGGGTGACAGTGGATTCTTTGGTGCAAAATTTGATTTTGACGATTGATTGCACAATCCCAAAGAAAATCTTAAATTTCTAGATAGTTGTGAATTCTTCTGTTAGAATTTGAAAACATCGCAAAAAATCTATGACACTTCCATTCAATGGTAAAAAACTAACCGAAAAAGAAGAAAAAAGTATGAAAATTGCCTTAGAACAGGCAGATATTCGGGCAATTCATCCAGAAAGGATGGAAGCACTGGCAGAATCTATGGTGGAAAAACTTAAAATGACACCAAAAGGTCAAGCAACTAACACAAAAGGATGGAGGACTTGCAATCCTTTGAATGATTGACTAAAATAAATAAGTAATAACGCTTTACAAAAACTTTGTATGGAAAGTATCGAAAAGCACATTGAAAAAGACAAAGAGATCTTGAATGATCCTACTGTCTCTCCACAAATGCGTCGTCACATTGAAGGTGAACTGCATGATTTGGAAGAGTATGCAGAAAATCATAAAAAAGAAATTGAAGCAGGAGATCATCACGATCCAACTTATCTTGAGATTTATTGCGATGTAAATCCTGATGCAGATGAATGTAGGATTTATGAAGATTGATACTAAATACTTGTTGATTTGATTTAAAAAAATGCAAATAAATTGTTTAGTTGGAATTGCTATAAGCGCAAATCCAGTAGGAACTTCGTGGAATAATAATGAAAAAATTAAATTCACGGGTATAAGTTTTAGGGCAGAACCCGATTTTACTGGAAGAGTTTTAAAACAAAACTATACTGATGGTGATAGTGTTAATACTCTTTTGGATGAAAAAGGTCCAATCAATCTTATTTTGAGTAGAGATAGATGGGATAAAGATCCAGAGTCTGGTATCTCAACAACTGCTTCTTTAGAAGTTTTTTCCTACGTAGATGCACCAGAATCTATTCGATCTAGTATACCATTTTCGGGCAGTGTAGATGAGATATATTTTAATCCAGATAATGTAGATTCTTCAGAAGAGGTTGGCATCTCTACAGATACAAATTCTGAAGAATCTGGGGAATCGGAAGAATCTGAAACTTATTTGCATAAACCAGATCCATCTCTTGTTAAAGATTATTTAAAACATGCATCAGATAATCAGTATGTTTTTGCTTATTATTATAATGTTGGGGTTGGTTGGTCATGTTTTAGAACATATCCTGCACCGGAAAACTATGATTATTCTGGAAGAGTGGTAACAATTCCTGATGGAGATTACACTTCACTAATTGACATGCCTAGACCACCAAGGTATGAAGATCTTCCTGAAGTGTGACAGTTAAATAGGTGGCATACAAGGGGGTTTCGACCCCTTTTTTTCGTGTATATTAAGAAGGTGGTTGAGAGATCACCGACCTCCTACGGGACTAAACCAATCGCAGGCGCTGGTCACCCTGCACCACTTCACTTGAATTTTCATTATGGGTACTCGCTCACTGATCGGTAAACAACTCTCTGATGGTAGCATCCTCGGTGTTTACTGCCATTATGATGGTTATCCTGCCTACAATGGTCGCATTCTGCGTGACAACTTCGACACTGTTGAGAAAGTTAATGCACTGATTGACGGTGGTAATATGTCCTGTACCTGGACTAATGCAGGTTGGAACAATGAAACTCTGCCTAAGACTGGCCCTCTTTATTACACCATGCGTAATGAGACTTTGGAGAGTAATGCACCACAACTCTACAAAGATCTGAATGAGTTTATGGTTGCTGCTGATGATAATTATGGTGCAGAATATACCTATCACTTTGTGAATGGTGAGTGGGTCTGTCATGATCTCAATGCTGGTCCCGATCGTCACATGGTCAAACAGGTTGAGATTCCTGCTGGTCCACTTGCATAACCTGCACAGGGGGCACTGAAACGCCCCCATATGCCCCTATAATACGTTCATACACAAAGGGAAGACCACTCATGCCTGTTGATTCGATCATCCACTCCATCGACTCTGAGACCTTTGCTGAGTTTTGTGCTCAACGTGACGCACAGAATACCATCCAACTGAATGTTACAAAGTGGTGCTATATACTGTGTGATGCACTGCTGAAGAACTACATTGATTACAGCATCAAGTCTCATCAACGTTATGTTAAAGAGTATGGCAACATTCAAAATGTTGACATTGTAAAGTATGACTATCATCAGGCATGTATTGAAGACCTGAAGAATGGTCAGTGTGGTTATGAGTTTACTGTAGAGTCTGGACGTAAGTATCACAAAATCATGATGAGTGCCAATGGTTCTCGTTCTGTTCATGCTTTTGTTGACAAGAAGACTGGTGAAGTGTATAAACCTGCCAGCATCAAGTCTCCTGCCAAAGGTGTTCGTTATGACTTGCGATTGATTGAGCAACGTGAGTGGTTGCTTGAGCACGCAGATTGGGCGGGAGAATATTTGTATATGAAGTAATTATGAATCGAACTGAAACTCTAGCATATGGTTCTCTTGTTCTTTTATTGACTGTGTTGACTATTCATACAGTAAATGTTGAGCAAGAGAGACCAGAACTTCGCGAAAGTATTTGTGCAACACTTCCACAACCACATCCAGATTGTCAATGAATTACACTAAAGAACAACTTGTAGATGCACTCTGTGCAGAATGGGAGTATCTTTGTCCTGATGATTTCGATCCTGAAGTAGAACTTGATGCAAGTGAATATCGTATTGAGATGGAGAAACTGACGGCAGAACAACTCATTAGAGAAACTGGAACTGATGAGTATTTTACTCTTGATGAGTATATGGGACGTTATGGGTAAAATGTGTTAGAATGAACATGCAATCAAATTGAGGTTACTATGAACGATCAACGTCATTATCACACCGAAAGTGAGCGCCGCCAACTGGATGGAGTTGTCCACGATGCGGATACAAATGGTTGGAATATTTCTAAACTGAATAGAATGAAAACTCGTGCAAATAATCTTCCTGATGATTCTTTGATTACTGATGATGTTTCATGACAAGTAAAGAAAAACTCATCTTCATTGGTTCTTTCGTTTGGTTAATGCACTGGGGGACATGTCTAGCATCTACACTTCTGGATACGGTTATTCTAAAAAACTCTGTGAGGATGTTACCTCTTGGTTTCTGAACAAGTATTATCCACGTCATAAGATTGATGTGGATATTGTCCACCGAGGATTGAAACGTGACAAAGTTGTGGGGTATTGTGATGTTATTGGTCCATCTTATCGTCCACGTCACTTTCTAATTGAACTTCAATCTGATATGTTCAAGGAGTTGTATATAAAAACTCTTTTTCATGAACTGACCCATTTGGCACAGTGGGTTGATGGTTCACTGCGGTTTCGGCATGGAAAAATGAGATATTGTCAAGAACCAGTGGAAAATTATGATTATGAAGACCAACCACACGAAATTGAGGCACGGAATAGTGAAACAATCCTATATGATTTGTATATGAGTGATAAACAAGATAGTCCGGTTGAACAGGTGGCACAGAGATCATTTCCGAACCGCCTGACGGCTGTATAATTACAAGGTAATCAAGGGAACACACCCAATGCAACTGACCAACTCCGCCACCATCGTTGACTTCTTCCCTGAGGCGTTCATCGCTGAAGCATGTGAGAAGAAGGGTATGAAGGTTGTAGTTAAGCGTTTCATGAAGCGTGTCACTTTCCGTGCTACTGGTCAGAAATCCTATAGCGTTGTAGGTATGATTGATGCCAAGAATGAGTGGGCATCCCGTATTGCTAAGGGTGCTGAGGTTACTGGTTACAACACCGAAAAAATGCCTGCTGGTGAGTATATGCCCCTCTACTGCTGATTATGTTCTCTAAAGTCACACAATACGGACTCGCTGGCATTTTTCTCTGTATTGCTCTCGGTAGTTATCTTAACTTTCTAGCAGAGCGTGATGCTAAGATGTTCAAAGCATACGATGCGTGTGCTACACTCTCACAACCACATCCTGACTGTAATGTTCACTCAAGAAGACCATGAGTTTATCGACTTCTTGTTTGGTAAACTCACATCTCTGACTGATACTGAGATGATTGATTTGCACGATGACGATACTGCTGGTATCGACGCTCTTGAATTCAAACAACTGGAAAACGACAATGTGTGAACTGAACGCAACTAAAGAGCAAGTGAACGTTATCATCCAACGATTGGAAGATGCAATCAGTGTTTGTTACACTGCACCAGAGAATCCTAAGGAGGAGGGTTATCCTTATGCGACAGGATTTGCACGGTCTGCAATGCAGGGAGCAGTTGAAGATCTTAGGAATCTAATGTGATATAATTAGAGTTGTAGTAAGCAAAAAAGCACTATGACTTTTGAGAAGAATATACCACTGAATGTTCAAGAGATTGGTATTATTCTATCTGCTCTTGAAGAATTGGACAGAAGAGATGAATATCTTATTGCGCGGGAATATGGAAGTGTTTCTACACTCCACAATAAACTAAATTCCATCTATGATATGATGGACAAAACCGAAATTGGAATCCGCTATGAACCATCAATTGAACCTTCCTTCTGAATACACTTCTTGGGTTGATAACATGTCTGCTTCTGTAACTCCTGCCACTAATCCAGAACTATGGTATCAGTGGTATGAAATTGTGAAAGAAGATGCACCTAACATTCTTGATACATTTATTGAGAATACTGCTGCCAAAATGGAACTGACTGTTGATTACTTTGTTGCGGAGTTCCTTCCTAATGACTGAAGAAGTTGTACCCAAAAAGATTGAAGATCCTATCTTCCGTTTGTTATCCGCAAAAGCACAAGTTGAAAACGTGATTAAACTGATTGAAGATAATCCCTATGAACAGTATATGTTTATGCATTTGAATACTGTCAAATGGGAGTTGGATCGACAGTTGAAAAATATACAGATAACTAAAGAATGAAAAATCTCTACATTCTTGATTATTGGGTATCATTTCCTTCTTCCGAGTATGGTGGTTTGGTTACTCTCATTGCAGAAAATGATCAAGAAGCATTCGATATTCTTGCTGCTGAAGATCAATTAGACCCCGATAATGCTCATATAGATAAACTTATGCCAAACATTATCAATGCCACCAAACTTAAGTTGGCAGATGAATATGAATCTGGTATAATAGACGCATTCATTACTTAACTTATGGAACCAAAATATCGAATCGAAGAAGAACTTACTGCAGGATTGAATCTTGTGGCAAGTGAACTAACAAAAGAAGAGTGTCAAAAAAAATATGATGAACTTTTAAATATGGGTATTAGTCCTGACCGCATCAAAATCACTCGTGAATCCTGAATTTCCACCCAATTTTCCTCATGAACCTCCTCAAGGATACAGATACGAAATCGTTCCCAAAAACGCTTCTACTATTGCAATTTGGACTGTATGCAACCCTGGGTTTGTTTATAATGGTGGTAATGATGTTCGTTGTATCTGGGGATTCTACAACTCAAAGAAACGATGCTACTATGCGCCTATTAACTCCACCAAGCAAGGTGATCAGGTAGACATTGACTCTACAACTCCCTATACGGCGATGCAACTCAACTTAAATCCTTTAGAAAATGTCTTATATTCCAAAAATAAATGATTATGTAATATGGAAAGACTCCCTTGGTAACATTACTGAGGGATGGATTTATTTTGTGGGCCAAGAATATATAACTATTGAGATAGGTGTTAAATGTAAGGATGATGAAAATATTAAACACTGTCCATTGCATAAAAAAACACATTGTCTAGTTGTTTGTCACAATTGGTATTGGGATCAATTAAAATATATTAAATCTAGAGATGAATAATGAATATGTATTATGCTAAATCTTTGTTTCCAATACACATATTTCAAAACAACATAAAAAATAATCATATCCTTCAGGACGAACTTTTAGAAAAGATTGAGAATATGCATCAATCTGGAAAAATGAAAGTTCCAGATGGATGGTTAACATCTAACCTATCTACATCATTTAGTTATTTTGATGAAAATAAATCTCTGTTTAATGAAACTCAAACGTTAGAGACATATTATGATTACGTTTCTAAATTTTTTGATTTAGAAACTGAATTTTCAATTTTTGCCATGTGGTGGAATTATTATTCCAACGGAGAATGGCAAGAACAACATACACATGTCTCTAAAAGTATTTTTGGATATCCGCCAACTTTTTCTTGTGTGCATTTTTTAAAATTTAATCCAGAAATACATGAACCGCTCATATTTGTTGATCCAAATGAGCATCTGAGATATTCATCTCTTGATATGGAATTTACTGGATATAATAACAGATATAAATTAAACGTAAGGGAAGGAGATCTTGTAATGTTCCCTTCATATTTGACACATTATGTCAGACCAGGAAAACCAACTCCTGAATATCCTAGAATCACAATTGCCTTTAATTTAATACTTCAAAAATATGGAACACTCACACCAAACAATTGATCTCTCGTTTTCGGATAATTTCCTCTCAAAAGAGGAGCACGAAATTATCTATGATTATTGTATCAAAAATGGGAGTTATACTTTTGGAGAAAGGGATCATGGAGATAGTGTTCCTTGTGGATTTGTGCATCAAATTCCAGAAACTCATCTTGTTTATAAAATCTTAGATAATATTTTACGCGAACGTGTAGAATTTATTCGCGATATGAAATTGTCTAGGATGTATATAAATTGTTTTGCTCCAAGAGAGAATGGATATTTCCATACTGATGGCAATTTTATTACATTTTTATATTATCCAAATTTAGAGCAGTATGATATTGATGAGGGAGGAGAAACAAAGTTTTTGGTAAATGACAATATTCAAGGTATTTTGCCTATACCAAATCGAATGGTGATATTTGATGGAAATATTAAACATTCGGCAACCGGTTTTCGAAATCACCATCGTTTTACTGTTGCAATCAAATATAAATATTCTTCATGACAGATCTAAATATAAAAAAGAGACCTTGATAAATGGCAATTTCTACTAATAAAACAGAAATATATGCGGAAGGTACAACTGATATTAGTTGGACTAGGTTTCAGACTAACTTAGGGGCACAAGAACCAACTAATATTAGATTTGGAGTTTATAAAAGAGATACATCAGATGCGGAACAACCATTAGTTCCTGATGCTATTGAAAATGAAAATATTGGTACAGAAGAATCTGGTAATCTTCGTGTTGGTGCTTTTCGTGGTGCAATTAAGGATCATACTGTAACTTTTGACAATGCTTCTGAATATGAAAACGTACAATTTGACAAATATTTTGGTTCAAATTTAGTTAAAAATGTGCCAAAAAATCTTAATGTTGATGGCATTATCTATTCCAATAAAATTAACAAACCTGCTGCAAGAATAGATGTCGAAGAATCTGTTCGTAATTTCACCATTGATGTTGGAACATCTGGTGCAATTTATGGTGCTGGTGGACCTTCGTATCAGGGTCTTGACAACTTTGATGGTTCTATTGGAGTTGTAGATGCTGCCATTAGCGAAAATCCTGCATGTGATGGTGCTATTTTGTATGGATGGTATACTAGAACTACAAATGCATCAACAAACGGAACATCAAATATTAATCAACTTGTAATCATTTGGAATGGTGAAGTTGTATATAATGAACCTGGTAGTAACGTTAGTTTAACAACTGATGATGGAACAGCATATTCAAATTGGGCAGATGGTGTAGATGCTTCTGGATGGTCTGCAAGTGATCTTTCCACTTATATGTTTGATGGTAATTTGAATACTTTTGCAAAAGCAGAAACTAGTAATACGGATTTCTTAGGATGGAGTAATTCGGGCACAAATCTTCCTGCACTTCAAGGTCCTGTAGAAATTTACATAAAATATGCGGATTTTGCAAACTATTCATATGAAGTAAATGGATCAGGTGTTACGCCAACATTATATTCATCTCCGGCAGGGGAAGCTGACTGGCTTACTATTTCTGAAGGAACTGTCAATAGTTTTAGAGTGACAGCTCCAGCAAGTAATATTAATATTCAAATTGCTGCTATAAGATCAAATGGAGTTATATTAACTCCAACTGCATTATATGGTGGATCTGGAGTTAGTGGAGTTACAATTAATGGATATATATACAGTCCTTTAAGTCATTTTAATAGTACTAATGGATGGCATAAAGATGGTACAACATGTGGAACTGCTGATGGGAGTAATAGTGAGTTTGTAAATGGTTTTAATGTGGGCAGAAAACGACTGTCTAATGTTGATACATCAGCATATTCGACATGGGCAGATGGTGTTCAAGCTTCTGGATGGTTTGCAAGTGATCTTTCCACTTATATGTTTGATGGAAATTTAAATAGGTTCTCAAAAGCAGAAACTAGTAATATAGATTACTTAGGATGGGACAACTCAGGTACAGGTCTTGCGACACTTCAAGGTCCTGTCGAAATTTACATAGCATATGCAAATGTTGGAAATTACACTTATCAGGTAAATGGAGCATCTGTGACTCCAGATACAACAGGAGCACCAGATGCTGGTGCTTGGATTACTCTTTCGACAGGAAGCGTTAATAGTTTTAGAGTTACAGCTCCAGCAAGTAATATTAATGTTCAAATTGCTGCTGTAAGATCGAATGGAGTTATATTACTACATGCAAATCCACCATCTACTCAAATTGAAGGAATTTCTGGAGGAACGGCACTTTATGTTGATTCCGACTCAAATTCTCGTAATTTTAAGATTAGTTTAGAATCTTCTGGTGGTTCATTTGGTAAATTATATGGTGGCGGTGGTGGTGGTATTACCGGCAATTCTGGTACTTCAGCATCAAGATCCAGTTGCGTAAGAAATCAAGATAATAGTTACAATTATGTACAACCCCGAACATGTACTGGGTCATATACCAATCCACCTCAATATGGAAATACAAATACCCCTGCAACTGTTCGACGTTATCAACATACTCTAGGTCCTGGCGGTAGAAATGCCAACGAAGGTGAAAGAGAACAATCCAGATGGTGGGATCAGAGAGCAGAAAATCATTGTAGAACAGTTTATGGAGGAAATCATTATGGAGGGCATCCAGGACCTGGCGCAAATGGGCATAATGATTGGGATCCATATGTTCGTGCTGGTCACCCCTGGTGGGTAGAAGGTGCCTGGATACATTATTGTAATTTTCCTGGATTCTCAAATCCAACTTATCCTGGAAATACTGTTTATTACAACTATTCTTGTCCTGCAAATATCTATGTGCCAGGAAGTCGTAGTTTTTCTGGTAGTATTACAAGTCCTGGCGGACTTGGTGGAATTGGAGGAAAAGGTCAAGGATATCAACGTTCATTTGAATCTGGAACAGCAGGTGGAACACCATCACCAGTTAGTTGTAGTTCATTAGGTTCACTTTGGAGTGGACCTTCTGTAACGGGAAGTACTGGATCACCTGGAACATCTGGTGGAAACTGGGGAGAACCAGGCACAAGTTCTGATGTTGCGACTGGTGGATTAGCAGGATATTCGTATAAGAAATCAGAATCACAGATTGATATTGAAGTTATTGGTGGTGATGATAGTCGATTAAAGGGAAGAAATAACTGATATAAATTATTTTAGATTATCTATTTTTAAGAAAGCATGATGGAAGTTGATGAAGAATTTACGTTTGCTTTTGCCGCATATCTTTTAAATTATGGTGAGGGTCTGGAAGCAAGTGAAAAGGAAATTAAGAGAAGATTGGAAATTTGTCAAACGTGTGACAAATTTCAAGCACTTCCTCCACCAAATGAAGACGAAAAAGAGTCTCTTATGAAAAAATTTGGAAAAACAGAACCATTTCATGCGTGTACATTGTGTGGATGTTTATTGGAGGCAAAGGTCCGAACATTTTTTGATAGATGTCCTATAATGAAGTGGTATCCTGCGATTATTGACGAACAAGAATGTGAAAGAGAACAGTGGAAGAAACATCATGAAAAGTTTGTGAGATTATATAATCAAAAGGCAAACGATTATGTGCAGTGGTGGGCAAAACGTGATATAATTGAAGAAGAATTATCTGGTGATAAAGATGAGTAATATGAGTGAAATGGTTAATAACCGTGGAGAGTACCAAGATTTTATAGGATCATATTCAAATTTTATTGATAGTTCTTTATGCAAGTATATTATTAAGACTTTTAATTATTATCAAAACATTGGTGCTGTCATGTGTGGTGGCGAACAATTTAAGAATACTTGTGCCGGGAGATTTGATTGGGCAATTGATTTAAATGAAATGCAGTCACATATGAAAGATCTTCATCCAGATTTTTTAAATGATCAATTATCAAATGCATGGAATGAATATAGTACTATTTTTGGTAATTTAAGAGATAATGGACCAGTTTATAGTTTAACTCAAAAGGTTCAAAAGACTCCAACTGGTGGGGGTTATCATGTTTGGCACGATGAGAATAGTTCTATGATTACTGGTAATCGTGTGGCAGTATGGATGTTGTATTTGAATGATGATTATGAAGGTGGAGAGACTGAGTTTTTATATTATAAGAAAAGAATACAACCTGAACGCGGAAAGTTATTAATTTGGCCAGCAGGTTATACTCATTGTCATAAAGGCAATATGGTACTTTCTGGAACTAAGTATGTTATTACGGGGTGGTTTTATGGAGCAAAATAGAGAAGAATTTCCTTCATTACCTGAGCAAGGTAAAAATTTAACCAAGTTTATTGTTGAAGTTGTGAAGGATGTAGTTCCTAAAACTAAATCTAATTCTTCTGATGAAATGAAGAAGTTGATCTTTACTTCAGCAGAGGAGCAACAACAAAGACTTAATATTTGTAATACTTGTCCATATTTTGCTGCACAAGAGAAAAGATGTAAGAAATGTGGTTGTTGGTTAACACATAAGGTTAAGTTTAAAATATCAGAATGTCCAATTTTAAAGTGGGGTAAAATCGAATGACAAATCAAATTAATGACGAATATATCTTTCCAATACCTTATTGGTGGATTGATATTACTGATATTGATAATGACAAGATGTTAGAAGCATGTTATGAGATAGAACGTAATGATCCAGGAAGAACTAGGTCAAATATTGGAGGATATCAAACAGTTGATTTATCTCATGATCATCCTGCATTTCGTGATTTATTAAATCATATACAATCGATTGCAGAGACTGTATATGAAAAAGCATATTTACCGTTTTGGAATTCTCCTTATAAGATTAGTATTGGTAATTACTGGTGTAACATCAATCGAAAACATGCTTTTAATATGAATCATGTTCATCCAGGATCTTTTCTTTCTGGAGTATATTATGTAAAAGCAGATTCAGAATTAGATCAAGGTTCTATTACATTTCGTAGAGATCATAATTGGGTAATGCAACATCGTAATTATTTTACAGATCCCAAAAAAAAGGGTGAATGTCCTGCATTTTTAGAAGAATGTGTAAGTTTACCTGCACGGACAGGAGCACTTTTATTATTTCCTTCATCTCTTCCTCATCACGTTGAACCAAATCAAACTGATGCTGATAGAGTTGCTATTTCTTTTAATATTGATTTAAAATGAAGATTAAACGTGTATGTATTGTTGGAGCAGGTTCATCTGGATGGATGGCAGCTGCTCTTTTAAGTAAGTTATGTCCACATTTAGAGATTGCAATTGTAGAGGATAAGAATACCAAATCAATTGGAGTTGGTGAGTCAACTCTTGGGCATTTCAATAGGTTTCTACAATTGTTGGAACTTAAGGATGAAGATTGGATGCCTGCTTGTCATGCCACATATAAGAATTCAATTCGTTTCACCAATTTTAGAGAGGGAAATGGAGAATCATTTGAGTATCCATTTTCTCGTAAATTTGATGATAAATTTGCACCAAGTGGCATGACCACCTGGGGGCAATTAGCACTTCTTGATCCTCATAACTTTGGTCCTGAAACATTTGCAGAAATGTTCACGGACAATACTTTTCTTGCAAAGTATAATCGCTGTACTTATAATCAAGATGGGCGACTTCGTTCTTTTTATTTTAAGTATGATACTGCATATCATTTGGATGCAGATTTATTTGGACAGTATTTAAAGAATAAGGTTGCTATTCCTCATGGTGTAAATGTTATTCAAGGGCATGTAACTGGATGTCAATCTGTAAGCACATCTGATTCAACTCTTGAATATATTGTTCTTGATTATGAAAGGAAAGTATATGCTGATCTGTATATTGACTGTACTGGATTTAAATCTGAAATCTTAGAAAAGTTTGCTTCATCGCAATTTATATCTTATGATAAGAGGTTGTTAAATGATAGTGCTTTTGCCACTCAAATTCCTTATGTGAATAAGGAAGAGGAAATGCGTAATGTGACTGACTGTCATGCTATGAACAATGGATGGGTTTGGAATATTCCTCTTTGGAATCGTATTGGTACAGGTTATTGCTATTCATCTAAATTTTGTACACGGGATGAAGCAGAAGTAGAGTTTCGTAAACATTTAGGTGAACGTGGTAAGAATGCTAAACTGTCTCATATTAATATTAAACATGGTAGGCATACTGAAGCATGGAAATATAATGTAGTTGGTATTGGATTAGCATATGGATTCTTAGAACCTCTTGAATCGACTGGTTTATTGACAACACATGAAAATCTTATTCATCTTGCATATACTCTAAACATGCGTGAAGGTTATATAACTCAGGTTGAAAGAGATAATTATAATTGTGTTGTATCAGAGGAAATTGATCATCTTAGTGACTTTATTGCAATTCATTATGCTTTCTCAAAGAGAACTGATACACCCTATTGGAAAGAAGTTACACAGAATATTCATTATTATCCGACATCTACTAGTGAGTGGCAATTAAAATATGATAGTATTGTTAATTGGGGAAAGGATATGTATATAAATCATAGTTATCCTCACTCTGGAGTAGCATATATTGCTGCAGGGCATGGATTTAACCCAATTCCTTCTATTGATTTCTTACAATTTAATTTGAGTCGATTGGAATCTATGTGTGAGTTCATGGGGAAACCTAATCCTAGAACAAATAGTATTGAAGGATTGAATGAACTTAAAGAACAATGGTTGATGTATCGTAGTGATGTGATAAGGTATGTTCAATCTCTACCAACACACTATCAGTTTCTGAAAGAGTACATTTATAAGGGAGATTCATGAAAAAAAGAGTTAAAATCACTAAAAATAGGTAAAAAAGTAATTAAAAAGGTATTTAAAAACATATATTAGTGTTTTGTTTAATGAGAATCAATTGCAATAAGAGTTGAGAAATACTTGTAGAAACCCCTCCAGGTCTTGTGAGTTTAGCGAGCGTACTATGAAACGCGAAGTTTGTCAAGTCACGGGCGCGGCAAAATGCTACGAGATCCACACATTTCGTTACGAGATCTTATAAATAATCGTTATGAATCTCGACGAGATATATCAGGTATCATATACTTGACATCTCGTCGAGACATCAGTATAATAACAACGTAACATCAAATCTCGACGAGAATCATGTACGACGACTACGAGTTCGAATACGAGTATAACAACGAGTCATATACATACGATCTCGACGAGATGTGCGAGTATCATATGGCACGTTCACAAACATCTATGCGAGATATGCACGAGACATATCATAATGATGATGATGAGTATGCACGAGATTCATGCGATTATGACACGCTTGCATACAGGCATTATGCATGATATAATACGCACACAACGCACGAGATTCGCATGTACACACTACACAAGCGCATGGTAAGTGTAACACTTGACATCGAGTGTTATGATGACTTGCCCCTGGAAGATTTGGACTGGCGAGAAGTCCTAGATCTTCAAGGTGACGAGCATGTCCAAGTTACCATCAAGGAAACGGCAGATATCTTTTAAACTACCAGTTCCCAGATTGGCACACTAATAATATTTGATTCTCAATAAGCATTCGTTATTGAGAACAGTGTGCCAATCTGGGAACTGCACACAAATCTCCTCATGGGGTTCGTGATCGTGTATTGTTGTTTTGTGGGTGAGAATTCTCTTCACTAACTCCCCACGAAGTTTTTAACATCATGACCGCAATCAATTTCTTTCACTTTGCCCCTGCAATTGAGGTGCTGGAAAGTGTCACAATCTGGGGCGCACGGGTTTATGCCATCGGGTCTGAAATCTTCACCGTGACGGCAATCCTTTGGTGCCTGAACTTTCTGGGCAACATGATACAAAAGACTTTTGAGTTTGGTTATGCATTCGGCAAATTCTATCGCCGTTATGTACACTCTCACCTGAAGTCTACTGCCATTCGTGTTATCGCCCTGCTGATTCTTCTGGGTCAGTTAACCTTTGAGGGCGCACAGGTTATCTACAACAACCGTCGTGAAATCTTGGAGAAAGTTAACACTTTCCGTCACAACGTTGGATCTTACTTTGTGTATGCTTGATTCTTTATAGTAACTGTGCCGATTCTCAATAGACATTTATTATTGAGAATCGCGGCTGCCCGTGTGCGGTCACCTAAGTGGCACAGTCAATGAGCACAGTGCTCAAAATCGTGTATTGTATCAACAGTTGAGAAATTCAATCATGTTTGACGAACTTTGGTCTGAGATTGCTGATGCTCCCGGTGAGATCTTCGATGTTATTGAATACAAGGAAGAATGGGAAAAAGATGATAAGTTTGACGTAGAAGGTTACATTAAAGGAAACACCGATTATTGATGTCTTTCGTATCAACTTTCACCTATTCTAAAATGAACACTAATCTTGAAATGTTGACTGCCCGAGAACAACTAATGGAGGACATTGATTCCATTTGTGATGAGTTCTTTTGTCAGAACTTTCCTAACTCTCAGGAACAGTTTGAGGAACTAACCCGCATCCTGTGTGATGCTGTCTGCAAAAACTTTCCCACTAACTGATTCAAATGACTGACAACATTATCGATCGTGATGCACTTCAAGATGCCATGATTCAGCAAATCTTGGATGATATGGACATCAAAACAATGATGGCAATTCTTTATGATAACATGAGTGAGAGTTATGATAAGTATTCAGTTGAAGAATTGATTGCAGAAGTAGAAGAATACTATCCAGATTTGTTGGAGGATTGATGTCACAAACTGGTCGGCTGCCCGACCAGTTGGATAGGTGGCACACGAAATAGGCACAGGGGTCAAAATCGTGTATTGTAGACCCATGAACAAAACACAGATGACTGACACACTCCAAGACCTCCAAGATTTCATGTTCGATACCATGTGCTCTGCAGATATGGCAGTCGATTGGTATTGTGATCGTTTCGACGTTAGTGCAACTGACGACGTGATAGATTTCGTGCTTGATGCACACTTTGCATTCTTCGGTGAGTGACATGAATTACGCTGAAATTCTCAAGGTTTGGAATAGCGAAACGCCTGATGATTTCGCTATCTTCAGTGAGTTCTACTATCAAATGTTTGGGGAGGATTTTGACATCCCCTACACAACAGATTCAACCCGTTCTGCATTCTTTCCCTACGACTAATGACTGAGACTAAATTCATTCTTCACGGTCAATTTCAACGCGATAATGGTTGGATTATGAACGACAGTTTGAGTTATATTGCTGCCACAAAACAAGAGGCGATTGCAACATGTAAGCGTCTCAATCCTGACTTCATGATTCACACCGTAAGGGAGGATCATAGTGTGCCTGAGGTTGTGAAACTGCAACCGCTTCGTTAACACTAACCGTTCCGATTCTCAATAGACATTTTTTATTGAGAATCGCGGCCGCCCGTGTGCGGTCACCTAAGTGGCACACGATTTTGGCACGGCGTCCAAAATCGACTATCTTAGAGGAGTGGAGGGGATCGCGCCCTTCCCGCCCGTTCTTTCTCTTCTCTCTCATGCGTAAGATCGAAACCCAAATGATTGCCGCAATCAAGAATAACATTGATTGGAAGTGCGACAACACTGAGGTTATTCACACTTGCGACAATGTGAATCCTCCCGTGTCTCATGTATATTTGCACGGGAACAAAATTGCTGAGGTTGGCGATGACTTCCTCAAATTGTTTGACGGCGGTTATCAATCCAAGACTACAAAGTCACGTTTGAATGCACTTCTCTCTGAGTTTGGTTACACTTGCGGAACTAAGCAAGAGTATATTTTCCAGAAACAATTTGAATGGTTCATTCAAATGTTTGACCTGACAGAAGAGGCAATGCGGACTATTCCATTCACCAACGGAATGCGTTTGGCAGGATGACAACTCTGGGGGTTAGATTCCCCCCCTCAATTGTTTTCACTTTATCTCTTCAATCATGACTCAAAACCTTCATATCGAACACCCCGAAGATACCATCCTCACAGGTGATACTTCGTTCCTGCAATCCATCAAATCCGACTTTCACCTTTCGGTTAAAATGGACGGCGCTCCTGCTATTGTTTGGGGACAGAATCCTGCCACCGGCAATTGGTTTGTGGGCACCAAATCTGTGTTCAATAAAGTGAAGATTAAGATCAATGAATCTCACCAGGACATTGATGCTAACCATACTGGAGAGGTAGCAGAAATCCTTCACAAATGCTTTGACTATCTGCCACAAAACAAAGGCATTTTTCAGGGTGATTTTATTGGTTTCGGTGGATCTGATGAATATACCCCAAACACAATTACCTACAAATTCGATGACATAATTGATCAGGAAATCATCATTGCTCCAAATACAGTTTACACCGCAGAATCTGACCTGCGTGATGCTGTAGCAGCACCGATGAAATATATCATCACTGACACATCTTATTGTAAGTTTGTCTTCCCTAAGGCATACATTTGGTCGGGTTCTTATTTGGAAGGTGCGGACGGGTTTGAGATGCCTCCGATCATCGATTTGATCCGTGAGTTGATGTCTAAGACTGAGTTTGTTTCTGATAAAGATGCAAAGCAAATTAAGAAAAATGTTAACAGCGCCATCCGTAACGGTTTGGGAATTACTCCCTACGATTTCATGGGTAACGTTAACCTTTGTTCTTTGTATGGGTTCATGATGGTTTTAAAGGATGAGTTGATGCATCAGTGCCGGAATGTTGGTCCTAGGGCATTCATCGGTCAGGATGAAATCTCTGCAGAGGGTTACGTTATGGACAGTGAGTTTGGTACATTTAAGTTGGTAGATCGTCGGCGTTTCAGTGCTGCCAACTTCAACAATTCCCGCTTCCAAACTAATATCCAAAACGGTATCGCCTGATACAGAACGGGCGCGCCCTCTCCGGTATCTTAGAACAGTTGAAAGCAATGCACCCCATGAACGGATTCGCAAACTACGAAACCTGGAATGCCGCCCTCTGGATCGGTAACGATGAGTTCCTCTACAATACCGCGCGCGCCTGCGTTGAATTTGCCGAGGGTGAGAACCCCTGGGTCAAGTTCGTGCGATGCATGACCGACGGGCAGATCGGTCGCCACCTCGTCAAGACTGGCGACGGCGTGCGGTGGGATGACCCTGCCATCGATGCCGTTGAGATGGCGGAGATGATGGCGGACCTCTGAGGGCATCCGCCTTCCGTGATACAATACCACCAAACGAAACCAACTAATGGCAAAGGCAATCGGCAACACACGCAGCACCGACACTAACCTGAAGGGGCAGGCGCTCCGTGCTAGCAGCGGCAGCGGGATGACCTTCACCAAGGCGCGGGGGTTGGGCGCTTCTATGGTGGCAGATTTGGATGCAGTGAAGCGCAAGGCACGGGAACAATACCGCGCCGACCGCATTGCTGCCGCCCGTGATCGCTTGGCAGATCGCCAGGCATACTCCCCCCTTGCCTGCCGCTACTGACCCCCATGCGTTCGTGACCACAGCAGTGCCCCCGGTCTGGGGGCGTTTTTTGTGCGCCGCGTGTTGCCCCCCCGTATATAAAAACGCCTAACTACCCTAATCTATAAAGTGTTACGAAAGGCATGTATAAATCTCAATGAGTAAAAAATTTTTTTCACTATATAAAAATTAGGCACAGGATTCAAAGATATGCAAAAAAATCCGCAGGAAAATTTAACAACCGTAGAGATCGATCCAGTATCGGGGGAGCATTATATTGTAATACCTGAGTGGGTATGTGATGAGAACGGGTGGTACGAGGGAGTAGAAGTAAACATCGAGGTTGATGGAGATTCTATTATAATACGGGGAGTTGACTGAGTATAGATAGAGTGTTATGATACTGATGTAGTTACTTACAGTTATGGCTAAAGGATTCACTGTTAAAGCAAAAGCACCAAAACCGTCTGAGTCAACACAAGAGTGGGACTATGATAAAGCAAAAGAAATGATCAAGGGGAAAACAGTTGTATTCTGTCTTCCCGGTAGAGGTGTTTCATACACATATTTGAAGAACTTTGTACAACTTTGTTTTGATCTTGTACAAGCAGGGGCGAGTATCCAGATCTCGCAGGATTACTCCTCCATGGTAAACTTTGCAAGATGCAAGTGTCTTGGAGCAAACGTACTGCGAGGTCCGGATCAAGTGCCCTGGGATGGTAAGTTAAATTATGATTATCAACTGTGGATTGACAGTGATATCGTATTTAATGCCGAAAAATTCTGGCAGTTGGTCTTAATGGACAAAGATATTGCAAGTGGATGGTATTGTACGGAAGACGGGCGCACGACTTCTGTTGCACACTGGTTAGATGAAGACGACTTCAAAAATAATGGCGGAGTCATGAATCATGAAACTCTCGAAACAATTGCCAAGCGCAAAAAACCATTCACTGTAGACTATGCAGGATTTGGATGGTTGCTGATCAAGAAAGGAGTCTTCGAACATGATGAGATGAAGTATCCGTGGTTTGCACCAAAGATGCAAGTTTTTGATTCTGGTGCAGTACAAGATATGTGTGGAGAGGATGTAAGTTTCTGTCTGGACGCGATTGCAGCAGGATTTGAGATTTGGTGTGATCCTCGCATTCGCGTTGGTCACGAAAAAACTCGAGTAATCTGATGAAAGAGACAAAATATACAATCCTCCACAAGGGAAAGGTCTTATATAAGAACTTGACAGAGGAAGAATATTTTGATATTATGGAGGACCTTTCGATAGAGTATTATCAGAAAGGTTCTCCAAGACCTCAAGATCTTGAAACAAAAATGTTTAGTATTTAAGGAGTATTATGGCAGTTCGTTCAAAAGTTGGTTTGGTCAAAGATGGTTTTCAACCTGGTAAACCGAAAAAAACTCGTCAAGGAAGTAGTGCAAATACGAAATATGCATCAACGTCTCGTAATAATGCAAGAAAAGCATACCGTGGTCAAGGTCGTTAATACATAAATGTAGTAATGTAAATTTGTCACCATGGCATGTTTGATAGCAAATCTTCCTTCAATTGAAGTATGGGTTCGTAAAGAATATCTAACAGATCATCAAAGCGGGCATGGTGAATTTGTAAAGGGCGTCTGGGTTTCGATTAAATCGATTCCTGGGCGTGCTTTTTATTTTGAGACATATCTACCAGAATATGCCGCAATGTACGATAAATTGCCTATCAGCGCCTTTGTCTCGAATCCTGAGACCCCTTCTCCTGATATGAACCTACCAAACCTTCAGTTTTGGAATTGTATGGATTACGGAGTCGTCTCGGTGGATAAAAAGTTTATTGGTTCAATGGATTTTGAATGTTATACAAGAGATCATGGCATCGTAAAGGGCACTTATGTATGTACAATTGATAATTATCACCATGATCCAGACTATGTTGACTATGCCACAAGTGAAAATCCTGCCGAACATAAGTCACATAATCTAATTAAACTTGAAAATGGGCAGTATGCACTCTATCCAAACAATAGATTGCGTATTTTTGACAATAGTTTAACTCCTGTTAATCCAAAAATGCCTGATTTTAAGGTTTCGACGCAATATTATCAAGTCGAGAACGGAAATGATCGACTTGGAATGGGTCGTGAGGACGAATATTTTTGGAAAACTGCAAAAGAACGCGAAAAACTAGAAGAAAAACTAGAAGAAAATCTAGAAGAGATGTACAAATCTCAAGATGGTCGCCCTTTAGATTTACAATAAATACGAAATAGGGATAGCAACCCCTCAAAAAGTTCTGTTTTTGTACAAAAACAGGAAAAAAATGGCAAATTCACCCGTAGATAGAGACAAAAACTACATGAAGTCTATGTGGGGAACTTCAAGTTTAATAACAGATTACTGGTCACTCCCAAGAAAAACAAAATATTCTGAAGAAAGAGTGCTTCAAGAGATTATGCACGATGATCTCAACTTAGGACAAAAAAATCTCAACGAATAAGATATAAATAATTCAAAAATTATAAAATGGCAGTCCAAAGGATATCACGATCATTCAAAGATATTAGTCTGTCCTTTGTTCCACATCCCGTAACAAAGGACTTGCCTATCATTAAAAATGAAAATGCAATTATTCGTTCTGTCAGAAATTTAATTGAAACAACCACAAAGGAAAAATTTTTTAATTCCAATTTTGGAACTGATGTGAGAGATCTTTTGTTTGAAAATCCATCTCTTGGAACTGAAATAACAATAAAATCTCAAATTACAGACGCAATTAATGCATATGAAGAAAGAGTTGATAATTTATTAGTTGAAGTTGACTTTTCACCAGACCTTCATGGCATTGAAGTTTCTATTCATTTTGATATTAAAGGAAAAGAATTTCCAACACAATCCATTAATTTCATACTAGAGGCAACGAGATAAAATGCCTTTCACAAAGTTTAACAATTTAGATTTTGATCAGATAAAAGTATCGATCAAAGATTATCTAAGGGCAAATTCAACATTTACTGATTTTGATTTCGAAGGATCAAATCTTTCAATCTTGATTGATATACTTGCTTACAATACTTATATTAATGCCTTTAACACTAATATGGTTGCCAATGAGGCATTCATAGATTCTGCAACATTAAGAGAGAATGTTGTTGGACTGGCAAGAAATATTGGATATGTGCCTAAATCAAGAAAAGCTGCAAGAGCAGTAGTATCATTTGATGCGGTTTTTAGTGGATCATCTTCACAAACGCTGACTTTAAAATCTGGTTTAGTTTGTGTTGGTAAAATAAGCAATAGTTCATATGTATACTCGATACCAGAAGATATTACAGTAAAAACATCAGACTCTGGGAATCAAAAAATTGCCAGTTTCAATAATATTGAAATATATGAAGGACTGTTGATTAGAAATACATTTTCGGTCGATACTTCATTAGACCAAAAATTTATTTTAGATAATCCAAATATAGATACTTCATCCATTAGAGTTTATGTTAAAGGTGAGAATGAATCTGGAAATGGTCGAGAATATAAAGTAGTTGATAATATCATTGATATTGATGGAACATCTGAGATATTCTTAATTCAAGAAATCAAAGATGAAAAATACCAAATAATTTTTGGTGATGGTATTTTTGGCAAAAAACTTTCAAATGGATCTGTAGTTACTGTAAGTTACATCGTCACAGATGGTGAAAATGGAAACGGTGCTTCTAATTTCTCGTTTAATGGAATTTTTGAATATGTAAATCAAGAAGGACTTTTCGTACAACCTGATCTCGACGAAACAATCTCTGTATTCACTCTATTAAGTTCTAGAGAGGGTAAAGGAATAGAGTCTATAGATTCTATCAAATACTATGCTCCAAGGGCATATAGTGCCCAAAACAGAGCAGTTACGACAAGGGATTATGAATATATTGTGAGACAAATATATCCTAATGCAGAAGCAGTTTCTGTAATTGGTGGCGAAGAAATGGATCCACCAGAGTTTGGAACAGTTATTGTTTCTATTAAACCAAAAAATGGAACGTTTCTCTCAGATTTTACAAAAAATCAAGTTTTAAATAAACTAAAAGATTATGCTGTCACAGGCATAAATCAAAAAATAGTTGATCTTAAGATATTATACGTTGAAATAGAATCTTCGGTATATTACAATTCTTCCCAGATATCAACTCCAAGCACACTTAAGACTTCTGTTATTTCAACATTAGAAAAATATGCCCAATCCGCAGATTTAGGTAAGTTTGGTGGTAGATTTAAATACAGTAAGGTTCAACAAGTTATTGATAATACAAATTCAGCAATCACTTCAAATATCACAAAGGTGAGAATGAGAAGAGATATGAAATCTTCTATAAACAATTTTGCGCAATATGAAGTTTGTTTTGGCAATAAATTTCATATAAATGAATACGGATACAATATAAAAAGTAGTGGATTTAAAGTCGATGGTGAGTTAAGCGTAGTTTACTTTACAGATACACCAAATAAAACTCCTGATGGAAATTTGGATGGTAGTGGAAAAGGAATTTTATCTGTAGTTAAGGAAACTGATAACGGAAATCCAGAAGTTGTAATTCAATCTGTTGGAATTGTTGATTATACTGAGGGTGAAGTTTTGATCGGTACAATAAAGATAACAGATACTTTATTGGCAGATGGTATTATAGAAATACAAGCATTTCCAGAATCTAATGATGTAATTGGACTAAAAGATTTATTCCTAGTATTTGACGTTGGTGCTAGCGTATCTACGATAAATATGAGAAGAGATACAATATCTTCTGGGGAAAGTATATCTGGAACAAGGTATATTACGACATCAAGTTATCCAAACGGAAAGTTAACGAGGTAGTATGGCAGATACTAAATTTGACGCAAGAATAAAAGTAAGTCAAATTATAAAAAATCAAATTCCAGAATTTATTTCTTCAAATGAAGAAAATTTTGTGGAATTTTTAAAGCAGTATTATATTTCCCAAGAATATAGAGGATCTTCTTTAGATATTGGCAGCAATTTTGACCAATACCTTAAATTAGACAATCTTACTCATGATACGGTATCAAGAGAATATGTCCTTACGCAAAATGTGTTTTATAGTGATGATGTAATTCATGTAGATTCTACATCCGGATTTCCTGATGAATATGGACTACTGAAAATAAATAATGAGATAATTACATATACTGGAAAAACTTCAACTTCTTTTACAGGCGCAATACGTGGATTTAGCGGAGTTGAGTCTTTTGATGCTGAAGATAGAGGTCAAAAAAATTTAGTATTTAGATCGTCTTCTGTAGAAACACATTCGACAAATGATAAAGTATTAAATTTAAGTAATTTATTTTTAAAAGAATTTTTTAAAAAATTAAAATATCAATTTTTACCTGGTCTGGAAGAAATTGATTTTGCTTCTGGACTTAATCTAGGAACTTTTATTAAAGAATCAAAATCATTATTTCAATCAAAGGGAACAGTTGATTCGTTTAAGATATTATTTAAAGTTCTTTATAATGTTGATGCAAAAATAATAGATACTGAGGAATTTTTAATCAAATCATCTTCTGCAGAATATATTAGGAGAAAAGTTCTTTTTGCTAGATTGCGCAGTGGAACAAATCCAACAAAAATAATTGGTCAAACTTTAATAAGTTCAGATGGAACAGCATCTGCACCAATATCTGAAATTGATTATTATCCATCAACAGGCGGAGATGATATATACAGAATTTCTATATTTGAAGGATATAATGATAGAGATCTTTTGATAGGATCTTTTAAGGAAACTCCAGTAAGTAAAGTTATCGGAGATGTTTCTGCAGGATCGCAGACAATAACAGTGGACTCTACCGTTGGACTTCCATCTTCTGGTAATGTAATATCTGGAAACAATTCAATATCATATACTAGAAAATCAGTAAATCAATTATTCGGATGTAGTGGAATATTAGAAAATATTTCTGATTCTGATGAGATAAAATCTAGTGATTATGTATACTCATATGAGGATGGTGATGTTAATAAAATAGTCACATTTGAAGTCAAAAACATTTTATCCGAATTTAATTTTGATAGTAATTACAATTTAGTAGAAGAAAATGATCCTATAAGTATTAACAATTTGGGCGAGTATGTAGAGGATGTTGGGGAAGACAATACATATAAGCAATTTGTTTTTAATAGTTGGATATACAATACTTCATCCAGGTTTCAAATTGAAAGTTCTTCTAGTAATACTTCACACATTTTACGGGAGCACCCAAACAAAAATAGTTTGAAAGTAGGAGATGATATTCAAATTTTTTATAGAGGTTCTATTCAACCTATTGGTGAGGCAACTGTTCTCAGTATTTTTGCGAACCAATCAAATTCTACAAAAGGAGATTTAATAATTTCAAATTTGGTTCTTAATAATCCTAACATTGATTTAACAGAGGGTTTAAATCTGGACATTAGAAGAGTTATTAAAAAAGCAAAAATTTCATCCACTTCAATACCCTTGAAGTATTCTGATGTTATGGCAAACATTCAGAATACTTATGATGAGGACAGTAAAAATATATACGTTGCAACCAATTCAATACCAGATTATGAAATAAATGCAGAGGATATATCCCTAGAAATTCAAAGTTTGGATGCGGTAAGTAATAATACGATTATTTTTTCTTCCGAAACATCGTTAAAATTTTTATTAGGAGATAAAATAACTTACACTCATTCTGCAGATGGAAATGCGATTATTGGATTGGAAAATAATAAAGAATATTTTGTTAAGGTTCAAAACCAAAATGCCATAAAATTATATACATCATTATCTGCAGTAGTTACGGATACGTTCCTAACACTATCGACAGAGTCATTAACTGCATCCAGCCATAAATTTACATTATCCAAACTTTTCTCGAAAGAAATAGTACCAAGTCTTTCATTAAGAAAATTTCCATTAGAATCTAGCAAAAATACAAGAACTAAGATAAAAACAATTCCAAATACAACTGTTGCTACTTTGATTAATGGTGTCGAAGTTTCTACCTATAAAGATGTTGATAGGGTTTTTTATGGACCTATACAAAAAATAGATATTTTAGAACAGGGAGAAAATTATGATGTAGTAAATCCACCGCAAATTCAAATAAGTGACCCAACAGGAATTGGTGGAACTACATGTTTAGTTTCTCCAATCATTTCTGGATCAGTAAAATCAATTTTACTTGATGTAAAAGATATACCAATCAAAAAAATATCATCAGTTTCAATATCTGGTGGAAATGGCACTGGATGCGTTTTAGAGCCAGTTATTGAAAACAAACACAGAGAAATTGAATTTGATGCAACTATCAGTGTTAATGCATCCACAGATTCTATTTCATTTGTAAATAATCATTATTTTAGTGATGGTCAAAGAGTAGTTTATAATAAAAATAATAATGATCCAATAGGAATAGGAACATTTGGTGGATCTAATTTAGATCAAAATAAATTTTTGTTAAATGGTGGATCTTATTTTGTAAAATATATAACTGCCAAAAGTATAGGATTATATGAGTCACTAAATGATTATATTGCAGGAATTAATACTGTTGGATTTACTACCACAAATACTGCTGGTATTCATAAAATAAGAACCTTTGATTATGATAAATTATTAACAGACATTCGTGTAATTGAACCTGGTAGTGGATATGAGCATAGAAGTATTATTATTACTCCAGAAAACAGAAATATTTCTATATCAACAACTCGATCTTCAATTAATTTCAAAAACCATGGATTTAAAGATGGTTCTATTGTAAAATACACTAGTACTAGTGAAATTTCCGGATTAAATAATTCGCAAAATTATCATTTAATTAAATTGGATGATGATTCTTTTAGATTAGCAAATGACCAAATTGATTATTCTAAAAAGAAATATATTAATTTTGGGGATATTGGTGGTAATGTAGATCATATATTTAATTATTCTTCAATTACTGTAGATATTAACGTATCATATGCAAATACTGGACAAATAATTACCGCTACTCCTGTGGTTAGGGGAGAAATTATTGATATTAGCATTAATGAATCTGGGAGTAAATATGGTTCTGAGGTATTAAATTATGAAAATCCACCTTTAGTTTTTATAAAAAATGGAAAGGGTGCTGTAGTATCTCCAGTAATTATAAATGGTATAATTGATAGTGTTACCGTACTTAATGGTGGATCTGAGTATTATTCATTACCAGATCTTATTATTAATACAAAATCTGGTGCTGGTGCAAAATTAAAACCAATTATTGATACTAGCACTGGAAAATTAACAGGTGTTTTTGTAGTAAAAGGTGGTATTGGTTACAAACAGTCTGATACTATCGATGTTGAAACAGTTGGAAAAGGTTGTAAAATTAATCCAAGAATTAGACCTTTAACAATTAACTCAAATTCAAAATTTGGAGATGAAACTATAAGACCCATAATTAATACTCAAGAAGCAACATATACGGTTCTTGGTTATTTGGACAAATTGAGAGAATCTTTAAAAGATAACTTTGGAACAGAAAATTCAGGATCTGAGCACTCTCCAATTATTGGGTGGGCGTATGATGGAAATCCAATTTATGGATCATTTGGTTATATAAATCCAAATGATGCTACTGCAGTAAAGAGAATTGAGTCAGGATACACTTTAGATTCCTCTAAAATTTATGATAGACCAAGTTTAACAAGTTTTGCTGAGGGAATATTTGTTGAAGATTATGTTTTTGATGGTTCTGGAGATTTAGATGAACATAATGGAAGATTTACAAAAACTCCAGACTTTCCAAATGGAACATATGCATATTTTTCCACGATAATTCCTGATCCAAGTATTCCTGGAAAATTTTTGCCAGATTTTCCTTATTTTATAGGAGACACATATAAATCAGATCTTCTTGATGGAGTTTTGGATCAAAATCAAGAAAATTTCGATCTGCAAAATTCTGGTTTATTGAGAAATACTGCACCATATAGACTTGGGCAAAAGTTTTCCAAAAATGATTACGTAGATTTTGAATTTATTGATAGATTTGATGCAGCAAAAATCGATTTTTCATCTAAAGGGGATATTTCATCTTTTTCAATAGATGTAGATGGATTTGATTATAAAGTTGGAGATCCTTTAACTTTTGACAATTCTAAGGTTCAAGGTTCTGGAGTTTCTGCAGAAGTTTCTGAAGTTAAAGGTAAAGACATAACATCTGTTTCTTATACGGAATTAAAAGAATCGAATGTTGTTTTAGAAAAAGAATCATTTGGATTGAGACTTCATGTTAACCCTTATCATACTTTTAATAATCAAAGTTATGTAAAGATAGACAATGAGTCAACCAATATACCGGGATTGAGTGGGTTTCATAAAATTAATGTAGAATATAACACATCAGTTTTAAGTGAAGAAATAGTTATTAATTCTGGAATAGTTACTGATATTTTTGTATCATCTATCCCAAAAACAATTTCCATAGGCAGTACCATAGGAATTGGGACTGAAAATATGGAAGTATTGAATGTTTTCAATAATAGTAGAATTGTTAGAGCAAAAAGATCTGTTTTAGGTATAGCACATAGTGTTGGATCTGTTGTTACATACAGACCGGATTCATTTACAATACCTTTTGTTATAGATGAAATTGACTCTTTTAAAAATAAAAAAGTATATTTTAATCCTACACAATCAATTGGGATCGGAACTACTCCAGGAAATTCATCAGAAGTTTCTTATACAATTAACAATATAGAAAATACAATATCATTATTGAATGGATCAATCTATCTTCCAAATCACGGATTTAAAGATAAGGAAAAAGTAACAATTGCTCGCCCTTCCGGAACATCTGCAATAACAGTTCACAATAATTCGACTGGTAACCAGTTCCAATTATTAAATTCTGTTGAAAATGAAACGGTTTATATTATTAAAAAATCTGATGATATTGTTGGTATAATTACATCTTTGACTGGCATTGGAAACTCTGATTCTGGGTTATCATTTGTTACAAATGGTACAAATGATCATGAATATTATTTCCAATCACAAAATAATCAAATAACAGTTGATGCTAGTGAAATTAATGCTACCGTATCTGTATCTACTAGTCATGGATTACAAAAAGATGATATTGTGAAATTGAATGTGATTCCGAATAATAATGTTGGAATAGGGTCTTCGACATCGTTAAAGTCAATATTCAATACTAATATCCAAAGAATTTTAATTAATCCTGTAGGATTTAATTCATCAGGAATTAATACAACAAATAACTCTATAACTATTCCAAATAATAATTTTTCAACTGGAGATAAAGTGTTCTATGAAGCAGATATAGAAGCTTCTGGATTATCTACAGGATCGTATTATTATATTTTAAAGTTAAGTGATGATGTAATTTCCTTATCGGAAACTTTATATGATGCAACTTCAAAAAATCTAGCAGTAGTGAGTATTGGAGGAACTGGAGGAAGTTCTCAAAAATTAAGTCTTGTAAATCCACAAATCAATGTAATTAAAAATAATAATCTAGTTTTTGATATAAGCGATTCTTCATTTGCTAACAAAACAATTAAGTTTTTTAAAGACAACAATTATGTTAATGAATTTATTTCAACATCGGATGAAACTTCTTTTAATGTAATTGGTGTTGGAACTCCTGGACAATCTGGAGCAAAAGTAACGTTAAATTATACAGATAGCATTGATTATGATTTATACTATATTGTCGAAGATCTGGTAGAAGGTGCTTTTGTTTTGCCGGATAAAGATGTAAGGTCTTTCTCCAAAATTTCATATATTGATAGTTTTTATAATAATACATTTACAGTTTCAAGTGTTGGATTAACCACATTTGCAGTTAATCTTGTTGGTCTACCAGAAGTATCACAATATACAACAGGAGATGTAAAATCTTTCGAATATTCAACAAATTCCAAAACTGCGATTGGACCTATATCAAAAATTAGAAAAGTATCTCCTGGATTCAATTATAAATCATTACCATCATTTACTGGTGTAGAAAGTGATTTGGGTGATGGTGCAGGTATAAGTTTATTGACTAATACAATAGGAGTACCTCAAAGTATCAATATAGTTAATACTGGATTTTCATTCCCAACAGACAAAACTTTATCACCGAGCGGCATTCTTCCAATTATTGCCAATTTAAAAGAAAATCAACAAATATTAGATATTACAGTAACATCCGGTGGAAGTGGTTATTATTCAGAACCATCAATGGTTCTGGTTGATTCAGAAACAAGAAAATCTGTAGATACTGCATCCTTTATTGCGGAATTGGATGGAAGTTCTATTTCTAGAGTTGTTTCCGTAAATGCAACCGGATTAGATCTGAAAAAATATGAATTAATATCAACAAATAATACTAATGGAATTTTAATAAACACTATTGAATATCAATCCGGAATTGTAACTTGCATTTTGAGCACACCAATTGGAGGATTTTTAACTCCTCCATTTGCAGCAAACGACCAAATATTTGTTGAGGGAGTTGAAAAAACAGACACAAGTGGTGATGGATTTAATTCCACAGATCTTGGATATCGATATTTTACTGTATTAGAATATCAAAACACCTCTCCAGCTAAAATAGTATTTGATATAAGTAAATTCACATCTGATCCAGGGACTCCCATTAAAACACAAACCTTTGCATCTGTCGTTAATAAATCAGCACTTCCAACACTTGAAGTTACTCTAGAGGAAAGTCCATTTATTCCTAATGAAGAAATATTAATAGATATTGGTAATGGATACGTACTCTCAGATAACATTATTATAAGTTCTGAAGCAAATATTGCTAAAATAGATGGACCAGATTTTATTAAAGTTGGATATAGTATAAAGGGAATAAGTTCTGGATCAACTGCAAAAATCAATAAAATTACTTCATTGTCCGGAAGATTTAAAATAAATCCAGTATATTCAACCAGTGATGGATGGAGATCAAATACGGGCGCATTAAGTGAGGACTATCAAGTTCTTTCTGATAATGATTACTATCAAAAGTTGTCATATTCAATTAAGAGTCCCATATCATATGAAACTTTAATAGATCCTGTTAATAAACTAGTACACTCAACGGGTTTAAAGAATTTTGCAGATGTTGGAATTACCTCTTCCGTTTCAATTGGTCTTGGAGATACTACTTCAACACTCTCGATTGTTATTGACTTTGCTTCGGATTTGAGAATTGATAGAATAAAAGAATTTGATATTGTAAAAGATATTGATGTAGTATTAGAAAAAGATTTAAATCCGGGTAATATTGATCAATATATTAAAAAGTCAAAATATGTTGAATTTCAGAATAAAAACCTAACAGATTATTTTGTATGCAAAACAAACAGAGTATTATCAATTGATAATGTTGAAAATGAATTTTCCAGTGTTACTTTTGGGCAAGAAAAATACGTCGATCTTATTACATATCCAAGATTTTTAAAATATTCTAGTTTCTTAGTTCAAAGCGTTGGTATTGGTAGTACAGAACAACAATTTGATGACTTAGTTGTTTTAAATGATAATCTTAATAGTTATACTATCAATAGAGGAACACTAGTAAATTCGAATGAAATAGAATATTATAGTGAAGTTGGTGGATTTCTTGATGAATTCGGAAACTTGTCTTTGAGATACGAACCAGAAGATCCTTTCGAAAAAACTTATAATATTAAAGTTTATAGAAATAATTTTGATACTGGTTTAAGTGGGATAGGAACAACATCTATAGGATTTGTTGACATCACTTCAAATGTTAAGACGGTGGGAGTTGGTTCAACTTCACAAATAGTTGGTATTGCAACATCTTCTACTGAAGCAATTTTAACTGAGATTATTGCCATAGATTCGTTGACAGATAAAATAAATTTCTTTGAAGTTGCAACTGTCAATAATGGAACAATTTCAAACCATGCAGAATATTATTTTGATACTGAAAATTTAATCGGAAAGAGTTCTGATCCATTTGTATCAATTGGTTCTACAATTGATACAAATGGAACTTTGAAGATAAATTTAACTAATCTGAAATCAAATAATATTATCTACAAAACAAAAACTATAAACATTGGACCGTCTTCAGTTGGTCTTGGATCTACATATAGATTTTTGGCAAATGGACAACCAGAAGGTTCTGAAAGATCTGCTTTTCTTCAATCAACACACGTTGAAACCGGAAATCTTTCTGTTGGATTAGGAACAATTATAGCATCATTTGATTCAAATACAGTTGCATCTTCAAAATCACTAGTAAAAATTAAAAATATTGATAGTGGCAATACATCTGTCCATCAAATTTTATTATTAGATGACAAAACAGATACTTTTATAATGCCAAAATTCTATGTTTCTATGGCAAGTACAACTGGCATTGGAACATTTGATTCAAATATTGTTGGCGGAAATGCAAATTTATTGTTCTACCCAGATTTTAATGCAAATTATGAAATAAGCATGTATTCTCAAGTTCTCTACAGAGAATTGGATATTGAAAATATAACTTTAGACAAAGAATATGGAAATATTATAGAATCTATTAAAAATAGCAGATTTAATGCAATTAATGGTGATGGAAATGATCAATTGGAATTTGAAATGGAATATAATGGAGTACCAATTTTCCAAAAAACATTCGATCCTACAGACACTGCAAAGTTAAATAGATCTACTGGAGTATTTTCAATAAATGATCACTTCTTCAGTAATAATGAAAGTCTAACATATACTCCAACATCAACTTTCTTAGGAGTTGCAGCAACTTCTATTGGAATTGGAACAACATCCGTAGGAGGAACAGTTTTTGTTGGCGACTTTATTGCAGGACTTTCAACCATTACAGGAATTTCTTCATCACTATTAGAGTTTTTTGAAGTTGGTCAGACTGTTAGTGGACCATCAGTCCCAGCATCAACACAAATTGTAAGTATTGGAAATACTTTCCAATACTTTATTGGAAATGTTGTTGGTGTAGGATCTACAGTTATAACTGGTATTGCTAATACCTCTATATTTAAAGTTAATGCTGGTATTTTCTCTGGCGATGGAACTTCATTAGGAACTATTCAATCAATTGGCCAAGAAACAGTAACCTCAAATCAAACTATTGATGTTGGAATTGGAAGAACATATTATACTGATAATGTTGGATTGGGCATTTCTCTTTCCAATGTCAGTACTGCATCTACGATTAGACAATCATATGTCTGTGGATTAACGACGGACGTTTGCCCATCAAATGTATTTGCTATTGTTAGTGATCCAAACACATTTAAACTAACAGGAACAAATAATAGTAGTGTGGCATTTACATTTACTAACACTGGTGGAGGAAATGCACATACTTTAACTATGAATAAAAATATTGAGAAAACTTTAATCAATATTGATGGTATAACTCAACACCCTATCGCATTTTCACCAATTTCTTATACAATAAATGATAATATTACAAATTCTCAAGAATATATTAGATTAAGTGGTATTTCTACAATTAATCCAAGAGATCTATTAAAAATTGATGATGAATATCTTGAAGTTATTATTGTTGGATTGGGAACAACTGCATCTGGTCCAATAACTAGAACTGGTACAACACCTTTAATAAAAGCAAAGAGGGGTGCTGTTGGTTCTGTAGCAAGCACTCATACTTCTGGAAGCACAGCACAATTGTATAAAGGATCTTACAATATTGTTGGAAACAAACTTCATTTCACATCTGCACCAAAAGGATCTGGAGAGAATGACAGAGAAAATTCTTCGGGAATAAAATTTGAAAGATCATCGTTTAATGGTAGGGTTTTCTTAAGACAGGATTACTCTAAAAATATTATCTATGATGATATTTCATCCAAATTTAATGGTATTGGCAGAACTTTTACATTAAAGAATTCTGGTCAAGATGTTGATTACGTCGAACCAGGAAGTGGTTTTTTATATGTAAACGAAATATTTCAAACACCAACTACAGCAAATAATGAAGGAAATAATTATGATTTAAATGATAATGGATCTACAACTGACATAGTTTTTACTGGAATAAAAGATCCTGTTGATGATGATATTATTATTTCAAATTCTGACGTTAATCAGAATGGTATTCCTAGAGGAGGTATAATTGTATCTCTTGGTTCTACTCCAGGACTTGGTTATGCACCTCTTGTAGGGGCATCTGTCACTGCTGTAGTTGGTGCTGGTGGAAGTATTGTTTCTGTTGGTTTAGGAACTACAGATCATCCAGGTTCTGGATATAATGGATTAATTGGTATTGCAGTTACTGTTTTTGAAGAAAATCATGTTGGAACAGAAGCAAGTGTTGTTGCTACTGTTGGATTAGGAGGAACACTAACTTTCACTGTTGATAACGGTGGAACTGGATATACTAATCCACAAATATTTGTTTCCGACCCATCATATTCCAATTTAAATGCTATTGGAATTTCTAGACTGGGAATTGGTACAACCACAGATACTGGAATTGGATTTGCTGTCAACTTGGAGGTTGGTGCTGCTTCTACAACAGGAATAGGATCAACTTATTTCGAAGTTACTAATTTTGAAGTAATTAATAATGGATATTCATTTAACAGAGGTGATAAATTCACAATTGTTGGATTGGTTACTGATGCAAATCTTTCAGAACCAATTCATAATTTTGAACTGGAAGTTTTAGAAACATACCATGATAATTTTGCATTATGGCAGTTTGGAGAAATGGATTTTATAGATTCTATAAAATTATCTCAAGATGGTGAAAAAGTAAGATTCCCATTGTATTATAATGGAGACTTATTAAACTTTGAGCGGGATTTGAGTGATCCAAATTCTATACCAATTGATTTGAAAGAATTGCTTGTCATTTATATAAATGGAATACTACAAATTCCAGGAGAATCATATAATTTTGATGGAGGAACTAGTATAGTATTTTCTAGTGCCCCAGATGCGGAAGATGATGTTGACATTTTCTTCTATCGAGGAACTAGAGGTGTTGATAGTAAAATTGAAACAATTAATGAAATTGTTGGTATTGGTGATCAAATTCAAATCATGAAAGAACCAAATTTTGTATTGACAAGAGATCAAAATCCAAGAACAATTTTTGACATCAGAGAATCTGATCTTATAGAAACAAATATCTATACTGGACCTGGAATTAGTACTGAAGGTGATGCACAGTCATCTCAATTTATTACCAATGAAAAATTTGTTGATATAATTCCACAAAAATCTGACATCATAATTAATGGTAATGAAATTTCTAAATCTAGAAACAGAATTGCATCTAAAGTATATCCGACATCCAGATTAATTTCAGATTTATCATCATCAGATAGTCAAATATTTGTTGATGATGCACAATCATTTGATTATGAAGAAAATGAATTATCTATCAACATTCCTGAGTTTGATTTAATTATTTTGGAAGGAGTTGATAAAACTCCAGCACAACTTCAAGTTGTCGTATCTAGTGCATCTACAATTTCATCTATCAATATTATTTCTGGTGGATCTGGATATGAAGTAGGATCAGTTGATGTGGAATTTTCAAATCCTTCAAATGGAATAGGTGCGGGAATAGGAACAATTGCACAAGCAACAGCAACTGTTTCTGCTGCTGGAACTGTTTCTTCTATATCAGTTACTAATGGTGGATTTGGATATTCAACAGCAAATTTACCTCAAGTATTAGTTCCTTTACCTACAAATAAAATAGAAAATGTAACTTCTGTGAAATTTGTAGATGGTTTCTCTGGAATTATTACAGGAGTTACGACAACAACAACTTCAGGAAATCCTGCTATTAGATTTGAATTATATAACAAAGAGGGTCAATTTGGAAATTCTTTAAAAGTTGGTTATCCATTCTTTGTATCAAATAGTACGGTAGGCACTGGAGTTACATCACTTACAGGTGCAGGAGTTACTATTGGAATTGGAACTACATCAATTGATAATATCTACGAAGTTGCAGAAGTTTCAATATCACCAAATAATGATAAAGTTGGAATTGTTACATGTAGAGCTATTGTTGCTGATTTAAATTACAATCCCGCAAATACAAATTTTGGAAAGTTCTCTTGGGGAAGATTTTCAAATTTAACTAGAGAATCGGCACAACAATTTACTATTTCTGGAAATACTGTTTCTGGATTATCTACATATCCACAAATTCAAAGAAGGGGATATGGACTTCGTGATAGTGGATCATATTCCAATTCATAAGTGCAATTAAGTCAACTAAATAAAAGAAAAAATAACTAAAATGTCTGGAGCTATTGTAACAGATCAATTTAGAGTTTCTAATGCGGAAAATTTCGTAAATTCTTTTGATCTCAATACAAATTCATATTATCTATTTGTTGGATTGGCTAATCCAACAGAAGATTATTTTGGTAGAAGCACTTCTTGGAATGTTTCGACCCCTTCACCAAAGGATGATTTTTCAAATACTGCACATACCAAGGATACGATTATTTTTGGCAAAAAAATAACTTCCGTTGGTTTAAGAAGATTAGTAAAGAAAAGATCATGGGTTTCCGGTACGAAATATGAAATGTATAGAGATGATTATAACTCCTCAAATCGCTCTCCAATAACAAATTCCAGCAGATTATATGACACAAGTTATTATGTAATAACATCTGAGTTTAAAGTTTATATTTGTATAGATAATGGATCTTCTGGAGATAATTTAACGGGAAATCCATCAATTGATGAACCAAGATTTACTGGTTTAGAACCTGCTGCAGCAGGTTCTAGTGGGGACGGATATCTCTGGAAATATCTGTTTACTATCGATCCTACAGATGTTATAAAATTTGACTCTACAGATTATATTCCTCTTCCAAATAATTGGAATACAACTGATAATGCGGTTTTAAAAAATATCAGAGAAAATGGAAATTCTGATGCAAATAACAATCAAATAAAAAAAGTTTATATTGCAAATAAGGGTTCTGGATATAGTGGATCTGGAGTTTGTGACATATTAGGCGATGGAACTGGAGGAAAAGTTCAAATTGAAATTAATGGAACTGGAGAAATCACTTCTGCAATAATTACAAAAGGTGGAAGTGGATATTCTTATGGAATTGTTGATTTAGATCCATTTAATGAATCTGTATTTTCTGATGCAAATATTAATAATCATGCGGAATTAATTCCAATTATTCCCCCATCAAAGGGACATGGATATGACATATATCAAGAATTAGGTGCTGACAAAATTCTTTTATATGTTCGTTTTGACGATAGCAGTAGAGACTTCCCAACCACAACAAAATTTTCCCAAATTGGTTTGATTAAAAATCCTAAAAAATATGGTGTAGATGAATTATTTACCGATTCTCAGTTTAATGGACTTCATGCAGTTAGATTGAGTACCGCCATTCAATCACCAATTATTGGAGAAATAATCGAACAATCCTATACTGATAATAATTCAAATTCAGTAAAAGCTAGAGGTTATGTTGCTTCTTATGATGATTCTACTAGAATTTTAAAATATTATCAAGATAGAAGTTTGTATTTTGCGGATGAAAAGACTCATAAAGATAGTAAAGAAAATAGAACCGTAGAAACTAGAGGAGTTTTACAAATCACCTCTACTGGGGGTAATATTTCATTTTTAAGTAGCAGTCAAACATCATCTGTAGATTCTACTCTGAATGGATCAACCATGACAGTTGATGGTAGTGTTATTGATTTGGGCGTTTCATTTACAGATGGTGTTGCTGCACCGGAGATAAATAAAAACACGGGTGAAATACTTTATCTAGATAATAGACCTGTGATTTCTAGAAATACTAGACAAAAAGAAGATATCAAAGTAATACTGGAATTCTAAAAAATGTCCCAAAAAACTAATTTAAATTCAAGTCCATATTATGACGATTTTGACTCTGGAAAAAATTTCCATCGCGTTTTATTTAAACCAGGATTTCCAGTTCAATCGAGAGAATTAACAACTTTGCAATCAATATTGCAAGATCAAGTCGAAAAATTTGGATCACATTTTTTTAAAGAAGGATCTGCTGTTATTTCTGGTGGCGTAAGATATGAGAGTCAGTATTATGCGGTAAAAGTTAAATCTGTTGTATCTGGAATTAATATATCATTATATTTAAATAATCTTGTTGGTAAAGAAATCAAAGGTCAAGATTCACAAGTTACTGCAAAAATTAGATCAGTTTTACCTGCATCAGAATCTGATGAGGGATATAATACTTTATATGTAAAATATGATCAGGGAAATAGTAGTTTTGAATTCCAACCATTTATTGATAGTGAAGGATTAGTCGTTCAAGAATCTGTTGTTTATGGAAATACAACGATTGCTTCTGGTGACTTAGTTGCGGAGTGTATTGATTTTAGTGCTACCGCAATTGGATCATCATATTCAATTTCCGATAGTGTTTATTTTATTAGAGGTCATTTTGTCAATATTCTTGGACAAGAATTAATATTAGATCAGTATACAAATACACCTTCTTATAGAATTGGTCTAGAAATAAGTGAAGAAATTATAACTGCTAAAGATGATAATACATTATATGATAATGCAAAAGGATTTTCGAACTATGCTGCTCCAGGTTCAGATAGATTAAAGATCACAGCAAAACTTTCCAAAAAATTGATATCAGACTTTGATGATAAAAATTTCATAGAAATCGAAAGAGTTAATAACGGTACAATAATTACTAGAAATGAACCGACCAATAATTACAATATTTTAGAAGATTATTTTGCAAAAAGAACATTTGAAGAATCTGGAAATTATTCGGTAAAAAATTATAATATTGAACTTCAAGAGAGTTTAAATGACAGAGTATCTTCGAATGGTTTGTACTTAAATACAGAACTCACACTGGATGGAAATACTCCTTCGGAAGATTTATCAATTCTAAAAATTTCCCCAGGAACTTCATATGTAGAAGGGTATAAAATTGACACTCAAAGTACTTATATTGATGTAGAAAAACCTAGAGAAACTTCACAATCAACACAAACGTCCGTTCCTTTCGAAATGGGCAACCTATTGAAAGTTAATAATGTTTCAGGCACTCCTATAATTGGAATCAATAATAATTCATACTTAAATTTACAAAGTAGAAGAAAAGAATCTACAATTGCAGGAGCAGGGACAACAATTGGACAGGCAAGAGTTTATAACTTTTCTCCCAGTGAAACATATGAAAATACTTCCTCGCAGTGGGATTTATATCTTTTTGATATTCAAACATATACTATATTAACATTGAATGATGCTGCTTCACTTACAGCATCAACTAATATAAAAGGTAGAAGTAGTGGTGCTAGTGGATATGTTGTATCTGTAAATGGTCAAGAAGTTACTTTAAACCAAACTTCTGGTTCTTTCTTGCAAGGTGAGCAAATTTTAATTAATGGAACTACTGAAACAAGTAGATCTATCAAATCTATAAAAATATATGATGTATCTGACATTAAATCAGTATATCAAAATACTGAAGTACTTTCTGGGTTTTCCACTGATTTTGTTGCAGATTCTGTTTTAGAAAAACAAATTGGAAATAATTTCAGTATAGTTGATACCTTAGAGATTAATGGGGGGATTGCAACCTGCCCAGGAAAAAGTTTTGTTGGAATAAAAAGCGATACAATCATTAGATATCAGAGATCTGGAATTGATTCAGAGACTTTTAACAGAGTTGAATCTGTTTCCGATGATGGATCATCAATTACATTATCGGGATTATCTACAGTTTCAAATGTTTGTGATGGTGCAATTGCTAATGGACAATCGGTAACATTCTCATTTGGTTTTCCAACAATTTCAAATAAACAAAACGCTTCTTTGTTTACGGAGTTACCAGCATCGAATATTGCCGAAGTAAATTTTTTAAATTCTAATATCAATATTTCCAAGCAAATAACTTCAAAGTCTACAGATAGTAGTGGACGATTAACTGTTAGTCTTTCTGATGTGGGAATATCCAGTGCATTTTTTGATGCTTTTGATGAAGAAAAATATTCTATTATCTATTCGGATGGTTCTATTGAACCATTATCTTCAGATCAATTTTCTCTCCAAAATAACATTGTCACGTTTAAAGGTTTAAGAACCTCCCAATCATCAGTTACAGTAAATACGTCACTCAAAAAATCATCAATTGTAAATAAATTAAAAACATTAGATAGAAGTCAAAAAACTTCCATTGCATTTACTAGATCGGGAATTTCTACTTCATATGGATTAACTTCAAATCCATATTATGGTTTGAGAGTTGAAGATGATGAAATTTGTCTGAATACTACAGATGTATTAAAATTATTGGCAATATATGAATCTATTGATGGTGCTGCTCCAGTATTAGATACACTTTCCTTTAACTCTTCTTTAGGTTTAGATACAAATTCTATCCTTGGAGAACAAGTGATAGGAAAAACTAGCAATGCAGTTGGCCAAATTGTAACTCGCAAATCAACATCCGAAATAGAAATTGTATATTTAAATGATCAAAAATTTGATCCGGGAGAAACAGTTTTATTTAAAGAATCTTTAATAGAAAGTCCAATTTCATCAATAACTATTGGACAATATATAAACAGAATTGGAGATTATACCTTAGATAATGGACAAAAAAATGAATATTATGGATATTCTAAAATTGTTAGAAAGTTTGGAGTCAGGTCTCCATCAAGAAGATTATTAGTCATATTTGATAAATATACGTCAACTGGTTCAATGGGAGATGTATTTACAATCTCTAGTTATGATACTGGACTTGAAAATATTCCACTCAATTCATCTGGTGTCAGATTATCTGATCTTTTGGATTTTAGACCAAGAGTTTCTGATTTTAACGTTGTAACAGCAACAAGATCTCCATTTGATTTCTTATCCAGAGATTTTTCTGCAACTTCATTTGAGGTCATTTCGCCTAATGAATCTTCTACATTATTCTATTCAAATTATTTGCCCAGAATAGATAAACTCGTTTTAGATAAACAAGGAAAGTTTAGATTAATAAAAGGAAATCCTGAGATAAACCCATCAGAACCTTCAAATAGATTTGGTGGAATGGAAATTGCTTCCATAGAACTGCCAGCATATCTTTTTAATTCCAGAGATGCAAAAATATCTCTCATAGATAATGCAAGATTTACTATGAAAGATATTGGTAGAATAAGAGATAGAGTCGAAAACTTGGAAAGAGTTACTTCACTGTCGCTTTTGGAATTGGATACAAAATCATTGCAAATTAAAGATAATGATGGATTTTCAAAATTCAAATCTGGATTTGTTGTTGATGACTTCAAAGATTTATCTTTAGTTAATATTAGTGATCCCGATAATAATATTATTATTGACATTAATAATAATCAATTAGTTACTGATAGAGACGAATTTTCATTAAAATCCATTTTAGCACCAGCACAATCTTTAAATTTGAATACCTTAGATTATAATACAGATTACGAATTATTTGATAGTAATCTCAAAAAAACTGGAGATGTTGTTACTCTCGATTATGTTGAAGAAGAATGGGGAGTTTTAACTCAACCATTAGCAACTAGAGTATCAAATGTCAATCCATTTAACGTAATATCCACAACTGGAACAATTACGCTTTCTCCAAGAAATGATACATGGACAAGAACGATAGTTGTTCAAGGTGCTGCCAGAACTAATTGGATTGCTTGGTGGAGTGGAGCAGAAACATTTGAGAATAGATTGACGAGTGAATTAATTAATAGAACTGCTGATCCCTTTATGAGATCCAGAAATGTTGAATTCCAATCAGCTTCTTTACCTTCACTGACAAGATTTTATTCTTCTTTAGATTCAAACTCCCAAGTTGATATTATCCCAAAATTATTAGAGATATCTATGGTTAGTGGAGTTTTCCAAGTTGGAGAAACTGTGCAAGGGTTTGTTGGCGATCAAAAAATAATTACTTTTAGAGTAGCAACTCAATCTCATAAGAGAGGTCCATATAATGCTACAATTAATGATGAGGGAGCACAATTTTACACATATAATCCATACGACAATCCCAATTTAGTTCCTTTATCTGGTTATAATTCTGCATCAACTGTTCTGAATGTTGATATTTCATCATTAGCAGAAGAAGCAGTTGGAGAATTTAATGGAAGAGTTGAAGTAGGAATGACTTTGATTGGTACTACCTCTGGAGCAGAAGCAACTTTAACAAGAAATCGATTGATAAGTGATTATGAAGGACATATTTTAGGTTCTTTCTTCATAAGAGATCCTAATCAAAGTCCTCAACCTTCTGTTAGGATAACGACTGGAGAAAAAACATTCAAACTAAGTTCTAATATAAATTCTTCCGAGGTTTTACCAGAAGGTTATGTAGTATCTACTGCAGAAGGAAATTACACTTCTGAAGGAACTGTTCAAACTATTCAAGAATTCTTATTAACAGTAAGAAGGCAAGCACCTCCTCCACCACCTCCACCGCCACCACCACCAGTAAACTGGGGAGATCCTTTGGCGCAATCATTTGCAGTTACAGATGATAGTGGATATATTTCATCAATTGATCTTTGGTTCTATCAAAAGGATACATTTCAACCTGTTATACTTGAACTTAGAACAATGGAACTGGGTCTCCCAACTACTCAGTTGGTTAGTAATAATTCAGTTATTGAAATACTTCCTGAGGACATTGTCGTTTCTACAGATGGACGAAATAGTGCATTTACCAGAGCAACATTCCCAAGTCCTGTTTATGTTGAGAGAGGACAAAGTTATGCGATAGTTTTACTGTCCCCATATTCAAACAATCATTATGTTTGGACCGCTAAAATGGGGGAAAGCACTTCAGAAACTAAAAATTTACCAGATTCTGAAACAGTTATCTATTCTAGACAATATATTGGTGGCACTCTATTCAAATCGCAAAATGGAGTAACTTGGTCTGCAGACCAACTTGAAGACATGAAGTTCAGAGTCAATAGATGTAGATTTACTTCTACTGAAGGCACTGCATATTTTTATAATCCATCTCTCCAAAGAACATCTCTTAAAAGGGATTTTAACTCACCAAGTACTTATTCAACAGAAAATAATCCAATAACTGTCTATCCAAGAAAATTAAATGTTGGTCTTCAAACAACATTTGATTCTGGATCTATACTTACAGTTGGCAGAAAGGTGGGAACAGATGGTTCATCAACAACTGGAATTATTGAACAAGTTGGAGGAGAAATTCTTACAACAACTCTAACAAATGTTGGAGTTGGATATTCTGTGGGATCATATTCTAATGTTCCTCTTTACAATATATCAGGATCTGGTAGTGGAGCACTTGCAAATATTGTCATAAATTCTTCCGGAGAATTATCTAGTTTATCAATAGCATCTAGTGGAATTGGTTATGTTCAGGGAGATGTTCTTGGATTGACTACTTCTAACGTTGAGAAAGGTTCTGGAGCAAGTATAACAGTTGCATCCACCAGAGGCATCAACATGCTGTATCTTACAGATGTTGTTGGGGAAACTTTCTATCCTAATGGTACTACTGCATTATCATATTATAATGGAAATACTGCAGTATCTTTGGGATCAACATATACTACCAGTAGTGTAGTTTCCGAAGAAATATACAGTGGAAATGTTTTTGAAGTTTATGATCACAGTCATGGAATGCACGCTTCTAACAATTCTGTGAAAATTTTTGGAGTTGAACCAACCACAGTTGGAGTTAAACTTTCACAAGATTTAGTTGCAGACTCAAATACATTAACTGTAGATAATGTTGGAATATTTACAACATTTGAAGGTCAACCAGTAGGATCTGGACTTAATGAAAGTACAGGATATCTATTAGTTGGAAATGAGATAATTGAATATAATAATTATAATGAATCTGCGAATACAATAACGATTAATGCAAGAGAAATAGATTCAACTATTACAAGAAAACATCTTGCAGGTTCTATAGTGTATAAGTATGAATTAAATGGAGTTTCTTTGAGGAGAATCAACAAAAATCATACTATGACTACAAATAGCAATACAATCAATTCAAATAAAACGATTGATTCGTATCAAATGCAATTTGATAGATCGTCAAGAACATCGGGAGATAATCTGTTGTCATTCGCAGATGAAAGAAAAGTTGGTGGAAATGAGTGTATTTTATCTCAAAATATTCAATATAATTCAATTCTTCCATTTTTTGATGTGTTTTCCCCAGCAAATACAGCAATAGAATCTTCTATAAGAACAGTTTCTGCTACTAGTGCTAGCGGATCTGAAGTGTCATTCCAAGATATTGGATATATCCCACTGCAATTAAATACTACTAATGAATTGAATTCAACTAGAATGATTGCATCTCATATCAATGAGACTGATAATTTATCATCTCTTCCCAATAATAAATCTTTGACCATTGCAATCAATATGCAGGGAACTACGTATGCTTCACCTATGATTAATATTAGTTCTTATGCAAATATAAATCTCTTTAGAAATAGAGTTGATTTACCAGTTAGAGATTATGTTAATGATTCAAGAACAAATCAATTAAGTGGTGATCCACATTCATCAGTCTATATTACGAAAAAAATAACTTTAAAAAATCCTGCAACATCTTTAAAAGTTCTTTTATCGGCATATAAAGATTCATCTGCAGATTTTAGAGTTCTTTATAGACTTTTCAAATCCGATAGTTCTGAAATTGATCAAACCTATGAATTATTCCCAGGATATGATAATTTAAATAGTGGAAGACCTGATACTTTTGTAAGATCTAGTTTGGACAATGAATTCTTAGATTATGAATTTACTGCCGATAATGTTTCAGAATATGATGGATTTGTTATAAAAATAGTAATGAGTGGAACTAATGAATCGAAACCAATCAGAATTAAAGATTTTAGAGCAATAGCATTATCATGATCTCAGTTGAAGGACATAAAAATCTTAAAAGAGACAATGAAACAGGTGCTATCATTAACGTTGATAGCACCGAATATAATCGACATGTTCAAAATAAAAAAAATAGAAAAATTCGACAGGATGAAATTGATAACATTAAAAATGATATCAGTGAAATAAAAACTATCTTAATGCAAATTTTAGAAAACAAAACAGTATAATATAAATATTCTATAGAAGAAGTCTCTAGATTTATGTCAGTATATGTATCAAATATTGTAATCGAATCTGGTGCTAGTTTTGACACTGTTTTTGAATTTGAAGATTTTGCTGATGAGTCAGCACTCGATTTAACTGATAACACAGTTTCAGCACAATTGAGAAAGCATTATGGCAGTTCTACTGCTGTTTCTTTTGCTTCGACAATTACTTCTGCTTCTGGAGGAAAAATTTCCATTGAATTGTCTCCAACACAAACATCCGCTTTAAAACAAGGAAGGTATGTTTATGATGTAGTGATAGAAAGCACAGGAGGTAAAAAAACAAAACTTGTTGAAGGATCAGCAATTGTTCGTCCCGGAGTAACGAGGTAATTAAATGCCAAAAGTTCTTGTAAAAAGAAGTGGCGAATCTTTAGTTTCAGTAAAAGACCGAGTAGGTTCTGAAAATGCTGTAAGAGTTTTAACAAGTGCAGCATCTGCTCCTGCAAAATTAACTCAACTCGATGATGTTGATAGTACTAATAAAACTGATGGAGTATTAGTAGTTTACGACGCACCATCCAGTAAATTTGTAATGACGGACACTATTGATGGTCCGATAAAAATTACTGATACGACAAATTCAATATCACCTTCTACTGGAGCATTAGTAGTTTCTGGTGGTATGGGTGTAGGTGGAAATCTTCATGTTGCAGGAATTGCAACATTTGGTACAAGTACAATTGTAATTGATGGTGATAATAATACAATTACTATTGGAGAAGAACTTTTTATTGGAGCAGAAGAATTAAGAAGTTCTACATTAAAAGTTAGTGGAAACAGTACACTTGGTTCTAGTGGAGGTATAACCACAACAGGTGGTGATTTATTTGTAGGTCAAGGTCTTCAAGTTGCTGGAGTTTCCACATTCATAGGACAAGCAACTTTCAAGGGAGGAACTATAAATCTTGGAGATGAAAATTCTGATAATATTAATATTGGAGGAGAGTTTGTATCAAATTTAGTTCCTGATGCAACGAATTTATATGATCTCGGAACTGATGAGAAAAGATGGAGAAACGCATTTGTTTCAGGAATAACTTCAACAAATAATTTATATGTTGTTGGAGTATCTACTTTTACAAATACCCTTAATATAACTGGTATATTAACTGCAAGTCAAGGTCTTTATTATGATGCTAATGATTTTGATGGTCCTAATGGAATTGCATATTTTAATAATACCGGGAAATTAGTAAGTGCTACTAGTAATGCCACAGAAACTCTTACAGAAACAAATTTAGTTCTAACCACAAATTCTTCCGGAATTCCTAAATGGTCTTCAGTGATAGATGGTGGAGAGTTTTAATAAATAATTTTAAAGGAATATTCATTTATGGCACAACCATCAACTAGACAGGAACTGGTGGATTATTGTCTTAGGCGTCTTGGTGCTCCAGTTTTAGAAATAAATGTGGATGATGATCAAATCGATGATTTGGTTGATGATGCCATACAATATTTTCAGGAAAGACACTTTGATGGTGTCGAACGAATGTATTTGAAATATAAAATTACTCAGGAAGATATTGATAGAGGTAAAGCTGGCGGAACAAGTGGAGTTGGAATAGTTACAACAACAGGAACATCGACGATTGTTGGAGCAGCAACTACTTTTAATTTTTATGAAAACTCAAACTACATTAAAGTTCCAGATTCTGTAATTGGAATAGAAAAAATATTTAAATTTGATACTAGTTCAATATCCGGAGGAATGTTCAGTATCAAATATCAATTATTTTTGAATGATATGTATTATTTTAATTCTGTGGATTTATTACAATATAGCATGGTTAAAACATATTTGGAAGATATTGACTTTCTTTTAACTACAGACAAACAAGTTAGATTTAACAAGAGACAAGATAGGTTATATTTAGATATTGATTGGTCTTCTCAAAGTAAAGATGATTTCATTGTTATCGATTGTTATAGAGCACTAGATCCAACATCATTTAGTCAAATTTACAATGATTCCTTCCTTAAAAAATATTTAACTGCTCTTATAAAAAGACAGTGGGGACAAAATCTTATTAAGTTTAGAGGAGTTAAACTTCCTGGAGGAATAGAACTAAATGGGAGAGAAATATACGAAGATGCAGAAAGAGAAATAGATCAGTTGAAACAAACCATGTCATTAGAGCATGAATTACCACCCTTAGATCTTATTGGATAATGGCACTTAATCCCTTTTTTCTTCACGGAACTTCCAGTGAGCAATTTCTTGTTCAAGATTTAATAAATGAACATATTAGAATGTTTGGGATGGAGGTCACTTACATCCCCAGAAAAATGATTGATATTGATAATGTATTTAATGAAGTACAATCATCGAAATTTGATGATAATTTTATTCTTGAGGCATATTTAAATAATTATGAAGGTCATACAGGTCAAGGAGATCTTATGACAAAATTTGGCATTTCTTTAAGAGATGAAATAACTTTAACTATTTCAAAAGAAAGATTTGAAGATTTTATTTCACCATTTTTAATCGGTAGACTTGATGGTGCAGAAGCTGATTCTAGTTATGATGATGGTTCTACGGTAAAGATAAGTTCTAGACCTAAAGAAGGAGATTTAATATATTTTCCACTATCATCAAGATTGTTCGAAATTAAATTTGTAGAGCATGAAAGTCCTTTCTACCAATTAAATAAAAATTATACTTATGAACTAAAGTGTGAATTATTCGAATATGAAGATGAAATTGTCGATACAAATATTACAGATATTGATGAACTGCTTGATGATCAAGGATACCTTGTAGATCTTACTTTAGTTTCAGCAGGAACAACTGCAACCGCAACTGCAACAATTGGAACTGGTTACATTAGAGAAATATTCTTAACTAATGATGGTTACAATTATACATCTGCTCCAACTGTAGCAATCTCTACAGCACCTGCTGGTGGCACTAATGCTTCTGCTGTAGCAACATTAAAAACAGTTTCTGGCAGCAAAACAATAGATCAGATACTTTTGACTAATGCTGGTGCTGGATATACGGTTGCACCCACAATTACAATAAGTGGGGGTGGTGGAACTGGTGCGGCAGCAACTTGTTCTGTTGGTGTTGGTGTTACTGGTGTCGTTAGTTTGACTATGACTGATTATGGATCTGGTTATATTACTGCACCAACTGTAACCGTAGCAGGACCAGGATCTGGAACGACAGCAACAGTAAATTCAATTCTGTATTCTGGAAATCTTTTTTCTAGAATTAATACTGTAGATTCTCTTAGAATTATAAATTCTGGTGTAGGATATACTGCAGCACCTACCGTAACTATATCTGATCCTGCAGTACTATCCGGAATTGGAACGTTTGAACTTGGAGAAAAAGTTACTGGAGGAACTTCGGGTACTATTGGAAGAGTTAAAAATTGGAATAAGGAAGATCTTATATTGCGTGTTGGAAATGTTTCTGGAACATTTGCTGATGGCGAAGTCATAACAGGAGCAGAATCCGGTGCAGTTTATGCATTTAAATCTTCCACAGAGAATGAGACTATTAATGATAAATATCAAGATAACTTGGATATTGAATCCGTGGCAGATTCAATTCTAGACTTTACAGAATCTAATCCCTTTGGAACTTACTAATGTTAGGAACTTATTACTATCACGAAATAATCAGAAAAACTATCGTTGCTTTTGGAACGATGTTTAATGATATTCACATTAAACATGATAATTCTTCCGGAGGCACTTTAAGTGATATGAAAGTTCCTTTGGCATATGCACCCATTCAAAAATTTCTGGCAAGGATTGAACAACAAAGCGATTTAAATAAACCCGTTCAAATTACATTACCAAGAATGTCATTTGAAATGATGGGAATAAATTACGATTCATCCAGAAAAACTTCAGTTACTTCAACATTTAAAGCGACGGATGGAGCAAATGTCAAAAAAGTATACATGCCCGTCCCATATAATATTAATTTTGAACTCAACATTTTAAGTAAACTGAATGAAGATGCCCTTCAAATTATTGAACAAATTTTACCATATTTTCAACCATCATTTAATGTAACGGTAGATCTAATCAGTTCTATTGGAGAAAAGAAAGATATTCCTGTTGTTTTAAATTCAATATCTCTTCAGGATGATTATGAAGGAGATTATAGCACCAGAAGAGCTTTGATATATACATTACAATTTACAGCTAAAACATATCTCTTTGGACCTGTTGCCGAATCCACAGATGGATTGATTAAAAAAGTTATTGTTGATCAGCATGATGGAGTCGATACACAAACAGCAAAACGATCTGTCAGATATACTGTCACACCAGATCCTATTACTGCCGGACCAAATGATGATTTTGGATTTAGCGAATCAATAGATTTCTTCACAGATTCTAAAGAATATAGTCCAACTCAACAAACTGACATCTGATTTTTATGAGTGATAATTATCATAGCATAGATAAAGCTCTTAATGTTGAGAGTGGGATTGTTGATGAAAAATCATCTCAACAATTAAATATTGTCGAAAAAAAGGATCAGGATATTCAAAAAGATTATGAATATACCAGAGCAAATTTGTATTCTTTGATAGAAAAGGGTCAAGAAGCAATTAATGGAATCATGGAAGTTGCCGGTGAGGGTGCAAGTCCAAGAGCATATGAAGTTGCAGGTCAATTAATCAAAAGTGTTGCTGACACTACAGATAAACTCATAGATCTTCAAAAGAAACTTAAAGATGTTGAAGAAGATACTAAAAAAACAACAAACAACGTAACTAATAATGCGGTGTTTGTTGGATCAACATCAGAATTACAAAAAATGCTGAAGCAAGGTTTCCTAAATAATAAAGAATAGTACTTTTATTAGTGATGGCAACAAAATCTGGTGATCAAGGACTTCGTGATTGGTTTGGTAAATCCAAGTCTTCTGATGGTAAACCAGGTTGGGTTCAACTTGGTGGCAAATATGCAGGAAAACCTTGTGCTCGTCAACCAGGTCAAACCTCCACACCAAAATGTGGCAGTTCTAAAATGAAAAGAAATTTGAATGATAAAGAAGAAGAAAGGGCAAGAAGAAGAAAAAATCGCCAAGATCCAAATCAACCAGAAAAAACTGGTGGAGCAAAACCAACTAACGTAAAAACTGAAGAAATGAATATTCAAGAAGTAAAAGACAAACCAGGTAAGGGTAGCGGCAAAAAAGATGCCTGTTATCATAAGGTAAAGTCTCGTTATTCTGTATGGCCTTCTGCTTATGCTTCAGGAGCACTTGTAAAGTGCCGTAAGGTTGGTGCTGCTAATTGGGGCAATAAGTCCGAATCATATGAGTTTTCTAACTGGAGAGATGATTTTAAGGCAACTGAATATGAGTTTATTGATCTTATCAAACCTGAACCACTGAAAGGTGAACAGATTGATGAAGGACAAAAGTGTTGGCCCGGATATGAGAAGAAAGGCACTAAAAAGATGTTTGGTAAGACCTACAATAACTGTGTAAAGAAGGAAGAAGTTGAATCTAAGATTGGTGGCGGCAATCTCAAAAAAATTGCAGGAAAGGCAGTAAAGAGAGTTGATGCTGATGTTGATGGTGATGTTGATACTAAAGACATGAAATCCAATGAAACTGGAGAGTTTTTACCATCACCAAATGGAAAGAAAAAGTTAAAACCGAAAGTAAGGTTTGAAGAATTTTCTGATTGGAGATCAGAACTTGAACTTGATGAAGCAATTGATAAATCCAAAATGAAGTGCAATAAACCAAAGGCGCAAGCAGTTGGAGACTCACTTACTGGAAAATCTCATGTTGTAAAAGCATGTGAAGGTGGAAAGGAAAAGATTATTCGTTTTGGGCAAAGAGGTGTAAAAGGTTCTCCAAAAAAAGAAGGAGAATCTAAGAAATATGCTTCCAGGAGACATAGATTTCAATCTAGACATGCAAAGAACATTGCTAAAGGCAAAATGTCTGCAGCATACTGGGCAAACAAAGTTAAATGGTGAGGTAGAATGAAAAGTTTTCAACAATTTCTCTCAGAAAGCATCACTATTAATGGTGATTTTAACGGAACTCTTAATGTAGGAGGTTCTCAACCAGAACAGGCACAAGAATCATTCTTTGCTGATGTTGTCTGGGAAGGAAAGATGTATCGTCTAGAAGTAGAAGGTGCGATGCTTTCTAAGAATGAACTTGCAGAACAAATTCAGGACGAGTATCCTGGAGCGATTGTTCATAACATTTATCCAGGTCAGGTAAATACTTCGAGAATCAAAAACGCACAAAGATATCAACCAGAAAGATTAAGTTGGAGTGACTGATGGGATTTAGGAATTATATTTGGGATGAAGAATTTAATTTAAATGTTTCTCGTGGTAAGACACGAGGAGCATCACAAATCCACAAGTTCGGTGCAACTCCATCTCAATCAACAAACACAACTGCAACGGTATGGGATAAAGAGGATACTCTCTATCCATGGAGTGCATTTGATACTGCTGGTGTTCTTGTAGCAGCACAAGTCGGTGCCGATGACAACGGTAAGGTTGTTACCATCCAAGGTCTTGATGAAAACTTTGAGTTGACATCAGAGACATTTACATTGTCTAGTGCTGGTACTGTCACAGGAACTCAGACATTTAAAAGAGTGTATCGTGGATTTATTTCCAGTGGTTCTGATAATGTCGGACAACTTAACTTCAGTAGAGGCGGAACACAAGTTCTGAGAATTCTTGCTGGTGCAGGACAAACTCTAATGGCAATTTACACTGTTCCTGCTGGGTATACTGGTTATTTGTATCATGGTAACTCAAGTGCCGAAGGAAATGCTCATGGGACTGGTTTCATGTATGCCAGGTATAATTCCGTCGCAACAGCATTCAGAGTTGCTCATACATTTGAAGTAAATGGTAATGGTGGTCCTTATGATTATAAGTTTTCATTCCCACAGGAACTTCCAGAAAAAACAGATATTGATGTTCGTATAACTACTGGTACTTCAAACAACGGTAGATTTACTGCCTCTTATGACATTTTACTAATTAAAAACGAGTTGTAAAAAGGAGTTTCGTTATGAGTGAAGTATATCTTGGTAATCCAAATCTAAAAAAAGCAAATACACCGATAGAGTTTACAGAGGAACAAATTATTGAGTTCCTCAAATGTAAGGAAGATCCCGTATATTTTGCCAATAACTACATTAAGATTGTTTCTCTTGATGAAGGTTTAACCCAGTTCCATCCATACCATTTTCAGGAAAAGTTAATTCATAATTTTCATAATAACAGATTTAATATCTGTAAGATGCCTCGTCAGACTGGTAAATCTACTACAGTTGTATCTTATCTTTTGCATTATGCGGTCTTTAACGACAGTGTGAACATTGGTATTCTAGCAAACAAGGCGGCAACCGCAAGAGAACTTCTCAGTAGATTACAAACTGCATATGAGAATTTGCCACGATGGATGCAACAAGGTATCATATCATGGAACAAAGGTAGTCTGGAGTTAGAAAATGGCAGTAAGATATTGGCAGCTTCTACGTCTGCAAGTGCTGTCCGAGGTATGTCATTTAACATCCTCTTTCTCGACGAGTTCGCGTTCGTCCCGAATCATGTTGCTGACTCGTTCTTTGCATCTGTTTATCCTACTATTACTTCTGGTAAAAACACCAAAGTAATTATCGTATCAACC